GTCCAGTTCGGACATCGGCTGACCAGTGTGCCGCTGCCTGCCGGGCTGCCCACGGTGGACCGGATCAACCGCGAGATCGAGGAGTACACCGACGTTCTACTGGGGAGGGTGGACCCACCGGTGGACAGCCCCTATCTACAGCTGATGGAGGTGGCCGCGGCATACTACGCCCGAGCCCGGGAGCTGGAGATCCTCATCTTCGAGGGGGAGCAGAACGGCTCGATCAAGAAGGGCGACCCGCACTACCGGGTGCGCACCGGCCAGCTCAACAGCTTCATCGAGATGGCCCGCAAGATGTTCGACCTGGGCAGCAGACGGCTGACCCAGGAGCAGTTGATCTCGGCTCAACGCCTCGACCATGGAGAACGCCTGTGAAGCTGTACATCGCCGGTCCGATCACCGGGGTGGACAACCACCAGGTGAACTTCGACAAGGCCGCCACCACCTTGGTCGAACGCGGCTTTGAGGTGGCCAACCCCTGCTGGCTCGATGACCAGGGCGCGGCCTGCGGGTGGGGCTGGGAGGACTACATGAAGGCCACCCTGACGATGATGCTGGCCTGCGATGGGGTGGCGCTGATCGAGGGCTGGGAGCGCTCCAAGGGAGCCGCCCTGGAGATCCAGGTGGCCAATGGGGTGGGGATGCCGGTGCACGACGTCACAGCCTGGCTGTCGTGACGGTCTGGGGTGTCGACCCCGCCGCCCGCAAGCTGGCCCTGTTCGGCATCAACGGTGAGCACCACCAGGTGCACATCATCACCACCCCCAAGCTGGGTCGAGGCAACGAGCTGACCCGGATGCGCTACCAGCTGGAGAAGCTGCTGGGCGCCGAGGCGGACCCCATCGTGTTCTGCGAGGAGCCGGTGGTGGCCGGGGTGCGCAACCTGCGCTCGACCATCCTGCTGGCCCAGACCGTGGGGATGGTGCTGGCCCTGGACGTGCCGGTCTACCTGGTCCCGGTGAGCACCTGGAAGAAGGACACCACCGGACGCGGAAACGCGGACAAAAGCGGCGTGTCGGAATGGCTTAGACTAGAGTACGAACAGTACTTTTTGTCCTGTGATGGAAACCAGGACGCTGTCGATGCCGCAGCCATCGCAATCCACGGCATCAATGTCCTCCACCGCTCCACGGTGGATTCCGGCTCACGTAGCCATCTCTGAGGAAATCACCCACGACGAAGAAGAGCCCAAGTCCTATCGCGGCATCACCTCGATGTGGCCCGAATGGCATGCCAAGGCCAAGTGCCTGGGGGATCTGGGCACCACGTTCTTTGGCTCTCCCGAGCCCAATGAGCGACCGCCCTATACGACCAGTGACATCAAGGCGGCCAAGTCCAAGTGCGCCACCTGCCCGGTGTTCGAGCTGTGCCTGCGCCAGTCGATCAACGGGTTCGAGGAGTACGGGGTCTGGGCAGGCACCACCACCAAGGAGCGCCAGAAGTACTTCAGAATGATTCGCAAGGGTCAGGCCACCACTGACGAGATCATCGACTACTTGCTGGAGCGAAGAGATGCCCACCGACGTGCAGCGGCCGCCCTCTGAGAAGGAGCTGGCTCGCCAGATCTACCACCTGCGCACCGGCGGGGTGCCGTTCGTGGAGATCGCCGACCAGATGCAGACCTCCACCGCGGTGGTCATCGAGTACTACCGCGGCTACGTGGTCGAGGCGGCCAAGTCACTGACCACCGACGAGCGCAGGCTGGCCATCGCCACTGAGCTCAACCGGCTGGACTCGCTGCAGAGCGCCTACTGGAACGACGCCCTGTCCGGGGAGGTCAAGAGCGCCGAGTTCGTGCTCAAGGTGATGACCCACCGGGCCAAGCTGATGGGGCTGGACCAGCTGGGCAGCGGGGAGCAGACCGAGGGTGCCCGGGTGCTCATCGTCGGCGGGGACCAGGCCAGCTTCCTGGCTGCCTTGCAGGCCGGGCGCGCCCAGCACGCCCTGACTGGTGAGGCCATCGAAGATGGAGATGATCGCTAGGAGGCCAGATGAGTGTTGCCGCAGTGGTGGACCTGGAGGCTGACCAGGGCGCCGACTTCGGGTTCCAGCTCTACTGGCTCGACCCCACCATGACGCCGTACCAGCTGCTCGAACCCATGCGGATGGAGGTTCGCCGCCTGGACGACCTGCAGCTGGTCACCGCGGTATCCAGCGGCGCCGGGATCACCTTCAACCCCGCCGGGGGACTGATCCAGGTGCTCATCCCGGCCAGTACCACCGACACCATCAAGGCCGACACCTACGTGTACGACCTGTTCGTCAGCTACCAGGAGAACCCCACCTCCACCCGTCGGCGGCGGTTGATCCGCGGCCGGTTCATCCTCAACCAGAAGGTCACTCAGACGCTATGAGCAACCAGGTCATCCGTCTGATCACCGGGGACACCATCGAGGTGCGCACCGGGGCGATCCAGGGCATCGGCCCCGAGGGACCTCAGGGCGAGGTTGGCCCGATGGGCCCGCAGGGTGCCCAGGGCGACACCGGCGCCACCGGAGCCACCGGCCCGATGGGCCTGGTCGGCGACTACGGCACCATCTTGACCCTGGGTGGGGCGATCAGCGTGGCGGACAACACCCCGACCAAGCTGAAGTTCCTGTCCACCGTGCTGGACCACATCAGCGGGGCGATCGACAACAGCGGCGCCTCGACCAAGCTGCTGCTGCCCGCGGGCAACTACTTCGTGTCCGGCTGGGCTGCCTGGGCCCAGCCCTCGGGCACCGCGGTGGGCTACCGGGAGATCGACCTGCAGTACAACACCACCAGCGTGGCCGGAAGCTGCCAGGCACCGGTGGCCAAGACGATGAAGGTCGGCGGGGCCACGGTGCTGGTCTCGGTGGGCACCAGCGCCTGGCTCGATGTCACGGTGACCCACACCCAGGGCAGCGCGCTGTCGTTGGCCGACGCCCGACTGGCCGTGTGTGCCGTGGGACCGGGCCCAGTTGGCCCTGTGGGGCCCGCAGGACCGGCTGGCCCAGAGGGACCGGCCAGCACCGTTCCCGGGCCCGCAGGAACGCTCTCAGCGACCACCACCTTCGCGGATCTGGGTGGCTGATGCTGGACCGTCAACTGCGTCTGAGCCAGCGCGCCCCCGCCCAGGTCTCGGCGCTGCCGCTGGACTACGTGCTGTCCCGTGGCGGCATCCCGGTGGACTGCACCGGGGAGCTGAGCGCGGTCTACACCGGGGGACTGACTCTGGTGCGCGGCATCTTCACCCTGATCGGCTCGGCACCCAGCGGCGACTGGACCCTGAGCCACACCCTGAGCGCCATCGGTCATGGGGTGTGGATCCAGACCGGCAGCGCCACCGGGCTCAGCCCGGCCCTGTTCGTGGCCGGGATGACCACCACCTTGTCGACCCTGCCCGGTGCCAGCACCGGGGACCTGATCACCATCCAAGGAGTGCTCTAGTGGCCATCTTGAACACCCCGATCCAGAAGCTGCCCTACCCGGACGAGAACAGCCTGATCAACTCGGTGGATGAGTACATCCGCAACCTGGCCAAGGCGCTGGAGACCAAGCTGGTGATGGTCTTCGTCTCGGCCAGCGACCGGGACACCACGCTGCCCGCGGGCTCACGCACCGAGGGGATGATGGCCTGGCTGCAGGACACCAACAAACTGCACCTGTTCGACGGCACGGACTGGAAGCAGATCTACCCGCCCAGCCCGAACATCACCACCGGCACCACGCTGCCCTCGATCTCCACCGGCGCGGTGGGTGACATCTACATCCAGTACGGCGTCTGATGTCCACCGGCCAGCTGTGGACCCTGGTGGCCACCCCCACCGACGTGGGGACCTCGATCCGGTGGCGCAACGACACCGCGATCAGCGTGCAGTCCGGCTCCGGGCAGCGACCGGTGGCCAAGATCTACCAGCGTGCCGCGGCCAGCTGGACGCTGCTGTACGAGCGGGATGTCACGCCCCCGGCCATGCCGTTGTCGCTGACCGCCACGCTGAGCGGCTCCACGCTGACCATGACCGCCAAGGCCCCGGCCGATGCCGACATGGCCTCGATCGCCTTCCGCTGGTCCACCACCGGCTACCCGACCTCGCCGACCTCTGGGGGCGGTGGCAGCGTGGCAGCCGGGCCCTCGGCCACGGTCAGCGCCAGCTATGCCAACCAGACCAGCGGCACGGTGCTGTACTGGGCGGTCTTTGCCATCGACACCAGCGGCAACTACTCCACCCCTCGGCTGCTGAAGTACACCGTGCCGACCATCGCCTCGGCCCCCACCACGGTGACCAAGAGCGCCTACGTCTACGCCACCGACTCGGCCTCGTGGAACGACGTGAGCGGCTACTGGCGCACCGACAACGACTACGTCTACCAGGGCGGGGACGCCTACCACGGGCTGTGGTTCTACTCCACCCGGATCAGCGCCCTGCTGGCCAAGGCCAAGACCATCGAGGCCTTCTCGATCACCATCACCCGGGCCAACACTGTGCATGGCGTCCCCGGGGGTGCCAACGTCTACCTGACCGCCCACACCGCCACCGCCCAGCCCAGCGGCAGCCCGCAGGCCAACGACTCCAACGGGGCCTACGTGGGCACCCTGACCCGCGGGCAGACCGACACCTTTGCCGTCCCCAGTGGCTACTGGGCCAGCTTCCTGGGCGGCACCTACAAGGGCTTCGGGCTGTATGCCGGGACCACCTCCTATACCGATCCCAAGTACTTGTACGCCCTGGGCGGCGCCAACGCCGTCAGCGGCCGGGTGTACCTGAAATGGACCGAGTAAGAGAGAGGAGGGCTAACCCATGCGCCAAGTTCCGGGCTTTGTCTGGTTCATCGTCGTGGTCATCTTGATCCTGCTGCTGTTCCTGCTGGTGGGACACCCGATCAAGATCGGCTGACAGGGTGGATAGACTGTAAACATGACGGTCACGTTCCCCAGCTCCTATCAGCTGACCCGGCCGCCCAGGAATGACGACGAGCTCTACTCCTTGGTCCAGGCGCTGTGGAACGTGACCATCCCCCGCGGCAAGCACTGCCCGCACCACCAGGCGCCGTTCGACGCCTTCGCCACGGCCTTCTTCGCCCGTGAGCCCCAGGTGCTGGTGCGTGGCAGTCGAGGCCTGTCCGGCAAGACCCAGATGATGAGTTGCCTGGGGCTGACCCAGGCGGTGGTGCTCGGGGCGGACAACAACATCGTGGGTGGCTCGGAGATGCAGGCCATCAACGCCCTGGAGCACATGAAGAAGATGTGGTCCTTCCACAGCGCGCCCAAGTACATGATCCGCAAGGACCAGACCACCCGGATCGAGCTGCACAACGACGCGGTGATCCGCCCGCTGACCGCCTCCGAGCGCAGCGTGCGTGGCCCGCACCCGCAGCGGCTGCTGCTGGATGAGATCGACGAGATGGACGAGAACATCCTGGAGTCCGCCAAGGGCCAGCCGATGCCCCAGGACAACTGGCTCGGGGTGCGCATCCCCCAGCAGACCACCATGGTGTCCACGCTGCAGTACGCCGACGGCACCATGATGAAGGAGATGGCCCGGTTCGAGGACGAGGGCCTGCCGGTCATGGAGTGGTCCCTGGCCGAGGGCACCCAGGTGACCACCCAGGCCGGGATCAAGAACATCGAGGACGTGCTGCTCACCGACAAGATGCTCACCCGAGGGGGGTGGAAGCCTGTCCAGCACGTCAGCCGGATGGGCTACAAAACCACCATTAGCATCCAGCTGAGCAACGGCAAGACGTTGCGACTTACTCCCGAGCACAAGGTGGCGACCCCCTCAGGATGGGCCCGCGCCGACAGCCTTGAGCCGAGCTCGCCAGTTCTTGGTCTGCTCTCGGACGCACGTACGGCAGTGCCTGCGGTTGTCACTGGGGGCCACGTAGGTATTTTCCGGGGTGTACTCATGGTTCCGGGGGCAGTGCGTGCGTGCCAGCTGTGCGGCGATGTGGGGTGCGCGGAGCATGTTCGTCCGATGGCTCGTGTCCTCCAGGTGGCTGGGGTTGACACAAGCGTGGACTCGACACAGGTGGTCGATCTCCCCATCGATGGGGCCGATGAAACAGGCGTAGGACAGCCGATGGGCCTTGGCATGCCCCCAGGTCTTGCGGTTGACGATCCCGTAGCCGTCCTTGTCTCTAGCTCCGATCCACAGCCAACAGCCGTTCATGTCGATCGAGATGGACTGCCGTACCCGAGCTTGACCACGCATACGGTTCTCGGTATCAGTCATGGTGCTACCGTACCGGTCTGGGACATTGGGGTGGAAGAAGACCACGAGTTCGTGGCCGAGGGCGTGGTGGTCCACAACTGCTACCTGGACACCATGTACGCCAAGGACGGCTGGCTGTCCGAGGAGTTCGTCACCCAGAAGAAGCGCGAGGTCTCCCGGGAGCGCTGGCGGGTGGAGTACGAGCTGGGCGAGCCCTCCATCGGCAACCGTGCCTTCGACTCCTCCTCGGTCGAGCAGGTCTTCTCCCTGCCCTGCCCCGAGCCGATCAAGTCCAGCCGGGAGTGGGAGGAGTACAAGACCGCCGACCCCAAGGACGACCGGGACTACGTCATCGCCGCGGACTGGGCCCAGGCCGTGGACAAGACGGTCATCAGTGTCTGGGATGTGACCTACGAGCCCATCGAGATGGTCTACTTCGTGTCCTTCAACCGGCTGCCCTACCCCAAGATGATCGGCAAGTTCAACGACCTGCAGAAGCGCTACCGGGCCCAGGGCATCCACGACGCCACCGGGCTGGGCCGGGTGGTCTCCGACCTGATCGACGGCCGGGTGCGCGACTTCGTGATGGCCGGGCGCGAGCGAGACGACATGCTGTCCGAGTACGTCACCGGGGTGGAGAACGGCAAGATCGTCGCCCCGCGGATCGGCAGCATGTACCGCGACCACCTGTACGCCTCGGTGGAGGACCTGTACTCCCGGGGCAAGGACTACCACCTGCCCGACAGCGTGTGCAGCGCGGCACTGGCCTGGAAGCTGGTCAGCCACAAGTTCCCGGTGGTCTCCCCGGTGGGCCTGCCACGCACCGACACCACCTGGATGGCCCGCCAGATCGAGCAGGGCACCGAGCACCTGCATGGCTCCTCGCACTGGCGTCCCGAGGGCGACGTGCGCTCCACCGAGACGGAGGACCTGAGTTGGCAGTTGAGCTGAGCCAGACCCAACACGACCTGCTCACCGAGCTGCGTCACCAGCACTGGGCCGAGTCCAAGGCCCGGGCCGAGGTGGACCGGTTGACCCTGGCCGCCAAGGAGGCCGGGATCAGCGCCGGGGTGCTGTCCCAGGTGCTGGGGATCAAGCCCAGCGCGGTGAACAGCCGGATCTACCAGCTGCGCCAGCAGACCCCCTCGCTGTTCGAGTGAGACCAGGTTGTTAACGTTAACAGTAAGGACTAGGGTCGAGGTATGAGCAGGACCACCGTGTTGGGGATGCGGGCCAAGCCGGAGCAGGCCGCCTGGATCACCGACAAGGCCAAGTCGCTGGACGTGACCGTCACCGAGCTGATGCGCCTGATGCTGGCCTACGCCGCGATGCACATGTCGGAGCAGGACTACCAGGAGACGAAGTGGACAACTCTCAACCGTGGAATGACCCCCAGTTCCTCACCAGCGACGCGGTCTACCAAGACGTCGTGAACCATCTACGGGCTGTACAGGCCGACGACACTGAAGGTGTCAACCGGCTCAAGCGAAGGGCAGCCATGAAGGGCGGACAGGTCACCGTGGAGGTGCAACGCACCGACACCGAGGTCCGGCTGATCATCGGCGCTGGGGAGCACAAGACCATCTACAAGCTGGGCGCCAAGCTGGCTCGTGAGGTGGGCGAGGAGCTCTACCGGGAGGGCTGCAACCTCCAGCCGGGCGTCTAGAGTCGAGCCCATGCCCGAACCCCGGTTCAGCCCCGCCTGGCTGCACTACCAGGACTTCTCCCGCAAGGTGGGCATCCAGGCGTGGCTGACCGACCACGGGGTGAACCTAGAGACCTGCGCGGGCTTCGACCTAGAGCACGAGGGCGCCAAGGTCATCCTGGTGTACTACGTCTACGACCCGGGCCCCGATGGCAACCCCCAGCTGCGCGACGGGGAGCCGGTGATCAGCCCTCGCCGCGTGGCCACCACGTGGCTGCCCGAGGGCCTTGGGCACTGGTGATGGCGGGGTTCACCGAACAACGAAAGCTCGTCAAGAGCTTGCAAAAACAGGGTTTCAAGGTCACACAGACCAAGAAGAACCACTTTAAGGTGTATTCTCCAGACGGAGAGAGGGTGGCATTTCTGGGCGGGACTCCTGGCGACCACCGCAGCTGGAAGAACCAGATCTCCATCCTGAGACACATGGGGTACCGGCACCACAAGGAGTAGCGATGGGCGCACCACAGACCCGCACCAAGATGATGGCCGAGGGCTTCGTGCCCCGCCGTCGGGGGCGGCGCCCGTTGGTGGACATCGACCCGTTCATCACCGCCGTCCGGCTGGCTCAAGGCCGCTGGGTCTCCTTCGAGATCCCCAGCTCCAGCGAGGCCAACTCGGTGCTGCGCCAGCTGCGCAAGGAGGGCGACGTGGAGACCACCAGCGCCCTGCGCGAGAGCGGCAAGACCGTCTACGCCCGGGTGCGCCTTGACGGTGCCGCCACCAGGGCCTAGCCTCCGGCTAGATCCCCCTCCACAGGATCCTCAGGCCGAGGACCCGCTGCCCATCGGCCTGGGTGTAGAGGACCCCCTAGCTCACGCCTAGGGGGTCTTCTGCGTGTGGCGACACTATGGGCATGAAGGACAAGACTCACCTCGCCGCCGTCGCCGTCGTCAACGCCGCTCAACTGATGGGTGAGGTCTACCTCATCTTGTTCCAGGAGCTGATGCTGGCCATCCAGCGCCGGGCCCAAGCAGTGGCCCAGCGCTATGCCTAGGACCATCAGCGAGCAGCTCCAGGCCAAGGGCTGGGAGCACTACGCCGAGGGTCATGCCTGCTGCGCCGGGCAGTTGTGGGCGCTGGCGGTCCGGGCTGCCTCCCAGGCTTGGGTGGTGAGTCCGGAGAGGATGGAAGAGACCGAGGAGAGCCGTGCCTGATCAGCAAATGAACTACGCCGACGTCCTGCGCTACGACGACCAAAGCGACCCGCAGGCCTCTGGCGGGGTGCCCGCCATGCCCTTTGCCGAGCTGGGCGGCACCGGCCTGAAGCGGGCCAGCGGGATCATCGACGAGGAGTTCCTGCCCGCGCTGCGTGGCCGCAAGGCGGTCAAGGTCTACCGCGAGATGAGCGACAACGACCCCATGGTGGGGGCGCTGCTGTTCGCCATCGAGAAGCTGCTGCGCCAGGTCTCCTGGCGGGTGGAGTCCTCCGACACCACCCCCGAGGCCACCGCGGCATCGGACTTCCTCGAAGAGTGCATGGACGACATGTCGCACACCTGGGGCGACCTGATCTCCGAGATCCTGTCCTGCCTGGTCTACGGCTGGTCCTGGCACGAGATCGTCTACAAGAAGCGGATCGGGCCCTGGGAGAAGGACCCCTCCAAGCGCTCCAAGTTCACCGACGGCAAGATCGGCTGGCGCAAGATCCCGATCCGGTCCCAGGAGACCCTGCTGCGCTGGATGTTCGATGAGACCGGCGGCGTGCAGGCCATGGTCCAGATCGCCCCGCCGTACTACGACACCACGGTGCTGCCGATCAACAAGTCGCTGCTGTTCCGCACCGGGCTGCACAAGGGCAACCCCGAGGGCCGCAGCCTGCTGCGCAACTCCTACCGGCCGTGGTTCATGAAGAAGCGCCTGGAGGAGTTCGAGGCGATCGGCGTCGAGCGGGACCTGGCCGGTATGCCGGTGGCCAAGGTGCCCAGCTCCTACATGAACGCCGCCAAGGGCACCCGGGAGAACAACGCCTTCCAGGCCTTCAAGCGGATGGTCCAGAACGTGCGCCGCGACGAGCACGAGGGCCTGGTGCTGCCGCTGGAGTACGACCCGGTCACCAAGCAGCCGATGTTCGACTTCGAGCTGATGAGCTCGGGTGGGGCGCGCAGCTTCGACACCTCGGCGATCATCCAGCGCTACGAGCAGCGCATCCTGATGACCACCCTGGCCGACTTCATCCTGGTCGGCCACGAGGGGGTCGGCTCCTACTCGATGCACGTGGACAAGACCGGCATCTTCCGGGCCGCGCTGAACACCATCGCCGAGGCCATCGCCGACACCTTCAACCGGCACGCCATCCCCCGGCTGTTCGAGCTCAACGCCTGGAAGCTGGACGAGCTGCCGCGGATCGTGCCGAACAACGTCGACCCGCCCGACCTGGCCCAGCTGGGGCAGTTCATGACCCAGATGGCGGGCCTGGGGATGGAGTTCTTCCCCGACCCCGACCTGGAGAAGTTCCTGCGCGAGACCGCCCACCTGCCCGAGATGCCCGAGCAGGTGCTGGACCTGCGCCGCCAGATGGCCTCCCAGAACAACCTGATGAACTACGCCCAGTCCAACATGGACCTGGAGGGCATGGCCCAGCAGGAGCAGCTGGTGGCCCAGGGGCACAGCCCGCAGCAGGCCGCGATGAGTGCCGAGCAGCCCAACGAGGCGATGGCCACCGACCAGGCGGTCAACGAGCAGGTGGGTCAGGCCCGGGCCGCGATGCACCCCGAGGTGCAGGCCTCCCAGGCCCAGCAGATGGCCCAGCAGCAGCAGACGGAGCTGCAGCAGCAGCAGGCCCAGATGCAGCTGCAGGCCCAGGACCCCAACGCCCAGGCCCAGGCCGCCAACGACCAGCAGAGCCGCGAGCTGGACCTGCAGGGCAAGCAGGTCGACCAGGCCATGAAGGAGCGCGACCACGCCCGCGACCAGCAGGCCAAGGACGCCGACTTCAAGCGCGACCAGCAGGGCAAGGACGCCGACGCGGCGCGGGAGACCAGGCTCAAGGAAGCCGAGCTCAAGCGCAAGGAGCGCGAGGCCAAGATCAAGGCCCGCAACGGTGTCACCCCGCCCAAGACCAAGAAGAAGGCAAAGAGATGAGTGAAGAGCAGGTCTCGTTCACCTACGGCGACTACTGGGCCAACCGCAAGCTGGCGGACAAGACCGCCGCCAACGCCTACGCCTGGGATGCCGGGGTGGGCAGCTGGACGATGACCCCCGGTGGCTCCAGGGTGGGGGCTCTGGCCACCTTCCGGGCCCAGGGCTCGGACTCGCTGACGACCTACCCGGTGACCGCCAACAACTACACCTATGTGCCCGCCGAGGCACAGGCGGTCAATACCAGCGTGGCCACCGTGGATGGCTCGGGGCGCGTGGTCTGCGCCGAGAACGGGCTGTACACGATGAACCTGTCGGTCTACGTGGGCACCGCCTCCGCGCCCCCGGCGGGCAGCGTGGAGAAGATGATCTACGCCTCGCTGGACTGGGGCGGCGCGCAGCGCCCGCAGGGTTCCTCCCCCTACGCGGCGTACTACTCGGTGGACTACTCCTGGCTGTTCGCCAACGAGCAGCTGGTGCTGACCGGATCCTCGACCCTGGTGGCAGGACCGCAGACCACCTTCCGCCCCATGGTCTATGCCGGAACCCTGAACTGGGCGATCTCCGGGTTCGACCTGCTGATCGTCAGAGCTGGCTGAGGCCATGAGCCACGAGCCGCACCTGACCCTGGCGGGCAACTCCTGCGAGGTGCACAAGTACCACTGGCCGCGCCCACTGCGCACCGTCAAGCACCACATCTGGCCCCAGGAGTACGGCGGCCCCACGGTGCCCACCAACCTGGTGCTGGTCTGCGACACCGGCCACTACAACATCCACGCCGTGCTCGACGCCCTGCTCAAGGGCACCACCCCACCCAAGACCCACAAGGCCGAGCAGTCCCTGGCGCTGGCCGGGTACGCGGCGATCAAGAAGGCGGCCCCCCATGCCTAACCGTGTCCTTGACTGGAAGCCCCGCTACGACCCCCGGTCGCTGAGCTACACGATCGCCAAGACCGAGCCCAACCTGCACGTGCGCAACTGCATCTGGCGCCGGGACACCTGGCTGGACCAGGGCCAGGAGGGGGCCTGCGTGGGCTTCTCCGGGGCGCATGTCATGTCCACCACCCCCAAGGCCATCCAGCCGCGCTACACCCAGGCAGGTGCCGAGGACCTGTACCACGCGGCCCAGCGCAACGATCAGTGGCCGGGGGAGGACTACGAGGGCTCCTCGGTGCTGGGCGCCATGCAGGCCCTCAAGGCCGAGAAGCAGATCAGCAAGTACCGCTGGTGCACCACCTTGGAGGAGGTCCAGCACGCGGTGTCCTACCTGGGCCCGGTGCAGATCGGCATCAACTGGTATCAGGACATGTTCACCCCCGATGACAAGGGCTTTCTGCACCGCAGCGGAAAGCTCGCCGGGGGTCACGCCATTTGCGTTGGCGGCATCGATTTTCGCAGGGAAGCAGTGCTGCTCTACAACTCCTGGGGAAAGGACTGGGGCGTTGACGGCAACGCCTGGCTGTCCTTCTCCGACCTGGAGCAGCTCATCAAGGAGGACGGGGAGTTCGCCATCCCCTCCAAGACGAAGGGCTAACCATGCACAGACGTGTCATCGCCGTTCTCGCGGCATTCGCCTTAGCTGCCATCGGGATTGGAGTCACTGCCACCGATGCCAATGCACTGGCCAAGATCAAGTGCAAGCAGACCACCGGGACGGCCAATGTCGATCCCATCGTGCGACATAACGAAGAGCCCTCGATGATGCAGCACCTGCATCAGTTCTTCGGCAACAACTCCTGGCTGAGCCTGGCCAACCCCAACACGGCCAACCTCGGTGACCTCAAGGGCCAGGGCACCAACTGCGCCGACACCGGGGACACCGCCGGGTACTGGGTGCCCGCCGTGGTGGACACCCGCACCGGCAAGACGCTGGCTCCGCAGGCCTTCACCGCCTACTACCGCACCTTCGATGGCAAGAGCCACGGCCCGGCCTCCAGCGCCGAGCTGTTCCCGCCGGACACCCGCCTGGTGGCCCCGCAGACCTCGGTCTCCCCCGGGGCGCACGGCTGGTCCTGCGGGCAGTTCTCCGGCACCGGCAGCACCGCCACCATCCCGGACTGCTCCAACCTGTCCCAGAAGGCGGGCTACGTGCTCACCGCGCACATCAACTTCCCGTCCTGCTGGGATGGCGTCAAGCCCACCCACAGTGCCAGCGACACCGGGGACACCCGGGACAACGCCCACTACGCCTACCCGGTCAAGAGCGGCAAGAACTGGGTCTGCCCCTCCGCCTTCCCGCGCAAGATGCTCCAGCTGCGCGAGACCATCCAGTTCCCCAACCCGGACAAGGTCCCGGTGCAGTACCTGGCGGTCACCTCCGACGCCATGGCCAACACCACCAACGGCGCCTCGATGCACGCCGACTTCTGGCAGGCCTGGGAGGACGACGCGTTCCTGACCATGCAGCAGACCTGCATCGTGGGCACCGCCAAGTCCTCACTCTGCGGTTGATCCATGAGCTCCGACCAGTACCGCTTGATTCACGTGCTCATCGTCGCGCTGCGCGTGTTGGCCGGAGCCTTCTGGATCCAGGGGGTGGTCCGCGGCTCTGATGCGCTGCGGATCGCCTCCGACGCCTCGGTGCCCAGCTGGTGGGTCTGGGTGTCCGCGGTGTTCTCCCTGGTCTTCTTCTTCACCGGCTCCTGGCTGTGGTTCGGCGCCCGGTATGCCAACCGGTTCGCCAAGAGCTTTGACGACCATCCCTCCAACCCCCGAAAGCACAGGACGAAGACGTGAATGACGACCTGGGTGTGGAGAAGATGGCCCCACGGGACATCCCACACGTGGCTGGGGCGCACTGGACGGTCAAGCTCTCCCGGGTGGCCGACCGGGTCGAGCCGTATGCCGCCAAGCGGCGCAAGCCCACCCCGCGGCCTCTGGTGGATCGGCACCTGCCCACCGTCAAGCGGGTGGGCTCCAAGGTGATCACCACCGGACGCACCAAGGCGGCCGAGACCATCCGCAGCGTCTCCTACGACGTGTCCAGCCTCAACGACAAGGACAAGCTGATCCGCGAGACCGCCAGCGGACAGGGGCGGCTGCGCCCGGCGGTGGCCAAGTCCTTCATCCCCGGCCAGGGGTACGTCAAGGCCACGGAGGCGGGCGCTGAAGCGCTGCGTCGAGGCGCCAAGCTGCGCTCTTCCCATGGCTATGAGGCCACCCGGATGGGCAAGAAGGGCAAGCAGCGGATCCGGTTCAACACGGCCACCGGCGAGGTGGACCCCAACAACGCCGTGACCTATCGCCGGTACCTGAGCAGCATGCGGGATGCGATCAACATCCACGAGGGCCAGCCGACTCGGACCATCCAGACCAAGCGCGGGAAGATCACCCTCATCCAGGCCAATCCGGGGAAGATCGACCGCAACGCTCTTGCCTACGCCGTGACCTTGGGCGGTCGCCGGGGCGAACGCTACATCGTTGCCCCCGCTGACACCGACGCGCAGACCCTGGCCCACGAGATAGCCCATCTGACCCCCAAGCGCTCCTCGTACCGTACCTTCCAGAACCACCTCAACGGCAAGCGGGGCAGCGAGGAGGCCAGGGCCGACATGACCGGGGCGTCCTACTTCCGCATCCAGCCTGGTGCGGGCGAAGCGAGCGCCCACAGCGGATACGCGGCGGCGGCCTCCGACCCGGGGTACCAGATGCTTTCTCATCTCGTTGGCTCAGGTCTCAGCCCCCGGGAAGCCGGTGACTACCGCATGGTCCAGGACAAAATCGCCATCGCTCGGGGCGCACGGATCAAGACGGAGGACGACAAGAGACTGGGTCCGGGCCAACACTTCTACTCCCCGGCCTGGGGATACAAGGCCCCTGAGCCCAAGCCGGACTTTGGCACTCCCGGTGATGCGTTCCACGGCAACCAGTACGTCGACTGGAGGCGACGCAAGCGCCGGAACCGAGCCATCCGGTATGCCGCGGGCGGCACCGTAGGAGCTGGTGTGGGCGTCGCGGCCTATCGAGACCACAAGGTGAACAAGTCCTACCAGCCCTGGGATGGCATCCGTTCGGAGGTCTCCAAGATGGGCCCGGATCCGAGTGAGTTGCACGTGGCCGGATCCTCAGGACAGAGGCGTGGTCGCCTGCGCAAGTGTCCGCCCGACGCGATCCGGAGAATCCGATGAGCACGATCTACAGCCCCAACAAGTACGAGGGCCGGATCTCCCCGATCCGGGTGATCGTGCTGCACACCATGGAGACCGACGAGGACGGCTCGGTCGCCGAGGCGGTGGGCAACTACTTCGCCAAGCCCACCACCCAGGCCAGCGCGCACCTGGGCGTGGACACCGACTCCACCTGTCGCTACGTGGACGACAACGACACCGCCTGGGCCGCCCCGGGAGCCAACGCCGATGGGCTGCAGCTGGAGATGGCCGGTCGAGCCGGGCAGACCACCGGGCAGTGGGACGACGCGTCCTCCCAGGCGATCCTGACCCGGGGGGCCATCGAGGTGGCCAACTGGTGTGCCGCCTACAAGATCCCGGCCTCCTACCTGACCGACGCCCAGCTGGCCGATGGCAAGACCAAGGGCATCACCACCCACGTCCAGGTGTCCCGGGTGTTCAAGCGCTCCACCCACTGGGACCCGGGCCCGAACTTCCCGGTCAACTTCTTCCTGACCCTGGTGCACGCCAACCTGCCCGCCACCCCGCCGACCCCGGCCAAGCCCAAGTACCCGGCCAAGCCGTTCGTGGCCCAGCTGACCGTGGACGGGATCCTGGGGGTGCGCACCATCGCTCGCTGGCAGCAGATCCTGCACACCCCGGTCGACGGGGTCATCTCCCGGCCCAGCCTGCTGATCAGGGCGGTCCAGAAGGTCGTGGGGGTCAGCGTGGACGGCATCTTGGGGCCGGTCACCTGGAAGGGCGTCCAGCGCCGCCTCAAGGTCACCCCGGACGGCATCGCCGGTCCGGTCACCATCTCCGCCCTGCAGCGGCGGCTCAACACCGGAGCGTTCTAGATGTCCAAGGTCGACCAGATCCTGCCCTACGCCAAGGCCATCGTCGGCTTCGTTGCCCCGGTTGCCAGCTCGCTCATCGCGGCCACCCAGAACGGCACGCCGGGAGGCAGCACCATCACCGGCACCGAGTGGCTGGTCTCGCTGCTCACCGGTGTGGTGACCGCCAGCGTCGTCTGGTCGGTACCCAACAAGGACCCCCAGGCCGAGCACCAGCAAGAGTCAGTGCAGCCACCGGCATGAGCCTGTGGACGGTCGGCTGGCTGCTCTGGGTCGCGGCGTTCGCGGTCGAGGAGGGCTTCGCGCTGACCAACAAGGTCAACGGGGACACCCTGTCCGAGCACGTCTGGAAGTGGTTCGCCATCCCCCAGGCGGGCTCCAAGGATGACGGCAAGCGTCCCAGGACGGTGGGCCTACGACTGAGGCGCTTCGCCCTGCTGGCCTTCATGGCTTGGCTGGTGTTGCACTTCGTCACCGGCGGCAAGTTCTGATGCGTCGCTTCCACCTGGTCCGCCACCGCGATCCCTCGGGGATCTCCGGGACCGGGATCGTGGCCGACGGGGTGCAGTTCCGCGACGGGCAGGTGGTGGTGCGCTGGCGAGGGGAGCGGTCCTCCACCGTGATCTGGCCTGGGATCGAGGATGTGCAGGCCATTCACGGCCATGGCGGAGCCACCACCATCGCCTGGGAGGACTGACCCGAGAAGATAGACCCAGGAGGTCTGTTGATGGACGAGTTCTACAACGCGCAGTTTGCGGCCAAGGTGCGCAGCATCGTGTCGAAGATGGATGCAGATGAGGCCGAGATGTTCATGCGGCTGGCCACCTACGACACCTTGATGGCTGACATCGAGGCCAACCGGCGCACCCTGGAGCGGCACACCGCCGCGGTGCACAAGCGGCTGGCCGACACCGTGGCCAAGGCCGCCGTCTCGCTGGTCTCCAAGGGAGCCGTCGACGGGGCCAAGCAGGCCGCTGCGGTGGTGGGTGTGGTGTCCAAGGGCAGCACCCCCTACGAGGAGCTCTACCACCGCGAGCAGCCCCGCGGGAAGGGCGGCCGCTGGTCGGTGTCCATCTCCCGGGAGAAGCAGGGCAAGACCCCCAAGGGCAAGAAGTACCAGCGCGGCAACGTCATGGTCGGCCCGGAGTTCAACCTCACCTCGGCACTGGCCGAGACCGGTGGGCGCACCACCGCCTTCCAGGACTCCTGGAACAAGTCCGACCCGCTGTACGCCTCGACCAACAAGCGCACCTACGACCGGATCGCCGCCGGGTCCCAGGCCCTGCACGGGGTGGGCGGGCCCAAGATGCAGGCCGCCACCGGGGTGGCCGGGTTCTTCGGCAAGTACGGCCCGGAGGCCGAGAAGGTGGTCGGTCCGCACCTGCGCCGCACCGCCTACCGCTACCGCGGCACCGAGCGCACCCCGGACAGCGCGTTGATCCAGGCGGCCAACACCAACTCCAAGAACCTGATGCGCTACGACGAGACCGACGAGCTCACCCCGGCGATGCGTACCCACGCCTCGCAGCGGGCCGCCGCGGGCTACCTCATGGAGCGTCTGCCCAAGAAGAAGTGGACCAAGCTGCAGCAGGCCAGCGGCAAGATCCCGCCCTCCGAAGGCGTGATCATCAATGCCGATGGCAAGATCATCACTCAGGCCGTGGGGTACGCCGACGACCACTACCTGCCCTTCAACCTGAAGAATCTGAAGGGCCTACAGGGAGGGCACTATGTGCGCTCCCGGTCCCAGGGCGGGCTGACCACCGAAGACATCTACACGGGGTTGGTGTCTGGCGCTCGATCCGTCACGGTGGTCAGCCGCTCTGGGATCTTCACGATCAACTTCGAGGACGACTTCCGCGGCGGCCGTCGCTACAACGACAAGGCCGCCCAGATGGTGAGCCGCTACGCCTCGACCCTGGATGCGGTGAAGTCCGAGACGGTCAGCCGCCGGTCGCTGTCCCCCGAGGAGCGGGCCGAGATCCGCGACCAGGTGGAGGGTGAGTACGCGGGCTTCGGGATGCCCTCCACCGAGCTGGAGGACCTGATCAAGGAGCGCGAGGACGAGTACAAGAGCCGTCCCACCTTGACCAAGGCCGAGCTGGCCGACATCGATGCCCGGGCGCGCAAGGACAACGACGACGACGAGCGCAAGTACAAGATCGCCCGCAGCGAGCTGATCAGCGCGGCGCTGGACAAGAAGGCCCAGCGCAACTACCGGCTCGACGGGGAGGGCTACGCGGCGTCCATGGAGGCGCTGCGTGAGCAGTTCCCGTACTACATCGCCAACGTCGAGTACAAGCACCGCGACCCCGAGCACGGCACCGTCGAGGACCCGTTCACCAACGAGACCGACAAGGGCTACGTCAAGCCGCGGTACATCCGTCCCGAGGGTGCCAAGGAGGGCTACTTCGACGACACGATCACCGGGCGCAAGAAGATCAGCGCCGACCGGCTCAACTACGCCAACTGGGCCAACAACCCCGAGCGGGCCCACGCCGGTGGTGCACGGCTGACCCCGGTGGAGCAGGAGAACGCCGAGGACGCCAAGAACCCCCTGGCGCGAGAGGCCAAGCTGCGCGAGCAGATCGCCCAGGGCCAGGCCCAGACCCGCGGCAACGAGTCGCTGCAGAAGCTGGCCAAGCTCTACCAGAGCAACTTCGATGAGCTGCCGCCGATCATCACTCGGGCTGCCGGGGACGACTTCGACTCCATCGCGAACAACGCCACCAAGCGCCAGGAGCTGATGGACGAGCTCAACAACGTCCAGACCAAGATCGAGGGCGACCCCAAGCACGCCGACGTGCACGAGAAGGCCCGGGCTCTGTTCGTGGCCGTCGAGGCCATGCGCGGCGGGTCGATGTACGACGAGGCCAAGGCTGCCGAGAACCCCAAGACCCCGTTCGCCTTCGACAGCGACAAGGGCAGGCGGGTCGGGTATTCCGGTGCCGCCAACGCACCGGAGATCGAAGCGGAGTGGCGCCGGGTGGCTCCTGGCGCGCTGTTCAACGTCCAGCCCGGGGACAAGACCCAGGAGGAGCTGGGCAAGCTGGCCGCCATGTACGGCTACATGGGCCACGCCCTGCGCCAGGGGCTGGATGAGTCCTTCGCGGCCAAGGCTGCCGGGTACGGCGCCACCGCCGAGCAGATCCGCAGCGTCATGAGCGTGGCCAACCGTGGTGGCTCGGAGGCGGAGAAGCGGGCCAAGGCCATCCTCAAGCAGTCCGAGGCCTTGCACCGGCTGCGCAGGCTGCAGGCCAACCTGGACAACCTGGACAGCGCCTCGTCGCAGGCGTCGGGCAAGGACCTGGCGGTGCGCAGCAAGCAGCCCCAGGAGACCCCGGCCCAGACCAGCCAGCTCGGCAACACCAACTTCAACCCCACGGTGAGCGACGTGCTGGGGGTTGCCCAGTCCAAGTTCCGCGAGGCCGCTGGCGCGGCGGCCAAGGGCGGCAACAAGGACGTGGCCGGGGTCTACAACGTGATCGCCCGGGCCCTGGGTGACCACAAGAGCGGGGCCCTGGACAAGGCGATGATGAACCGCGACATCCAGGACGCCCTGGACGAGCTGAAGCCCACCGACGCGACCCTGGTGCGCGGGCACCTCAAGCAGCTCGGTGTCGACCCTGACGAGGACTGATGAGTCAGCCCCTGCTGGACCCCTCCCCGAACCTGGCCGGGGCCGAGCTCACCCCCGATGAGCAGGCCCTGGCCGATCGGATCGACCACCCCAACCCGGACCACTCGCTGGTCCTGGTGGCGGCGGGGCTGGGGGCTGCCTTCCTGCTGTACCACAGGTACCTCAAGCGGCGGCTGAACCAGGAGATGAAGGACAAGGACCCCTCGGACCTGTCCCTGGTGGCCCAGGCCACCGCCAACGCCTTCATCCCCCGCTGGGTGCAGCTGGTGGCCCCGCACCTGGTGGCGGGCTACCTGGAGGGGCTGGCCCAGGCCCAGGCCGGAGATATATCCCAGGAGTACCTGCTGGACATCGCCGAGGGGTATGCCGCCGAACTGGGGGCCTCGCTGAACGAGGTGACCATCGAGGCCGCGGTCTCGGGGTTCCACGCCCAGGTCAACCGCAAGGTCCCGCCCCGCAAGGCGCTGAGCAACGTGGTGCACGCCATCGGCACGCCACCGCGCACGATGAACTCGCTGGTGACCATCTGGACCGGTGAGGACCCCAAGGTGCTCTCCGCCTCCCCGGTGTCCTCACGCCGTGACGCCAAGGCCGACGCCATCATCGACAAGGCGCTGGCCACCAGGGCCCACCAGATCGGGGAGAATGAGGCCTGGACGGCCCGTAGCCAGGCCAAGCAGCTGGTCTGGATGTACGGCATTCAGAAGGGCACCATCCCGCCCGAGGCGACCCGGGTCTGGCGCACCGCCAAGGACGAGCGGGTCTGCGCGGTGTGCGGCCCGTTGCACAAGGTCGAGGTGCCGATCGCCCAGCCGTTCGTCACCGACGCCGGGAAGTTCTGGTCGCCGCCCACCCACCCGAACTGCCGCTGCGACATCGACCTGGCCTTCGACGTGACCAGCCTGTTCCGCCCGGTGCGCGAGGAGGAGCTGGTCGGCAAGAACTTCGGCGACGACCCCTACGACCGGGACCGCCACGGCCGGTTCTCGCGCCAGGAGTCCCGCTCCAAGGCCAAGCCCAAGCTGGGGTTCAAGGACCCGGCCCCGCGGGTGAAGCTGACCCCCATCACCATCCCGGACGTTGTCGAGGGGCAGCAGGAGCTGCCCCCGCTGCCGGGCACCCTGCCGCCGCTGCCGGGGGTGCCGGTCTCCCTGGGGCGCGACAAGCTCGGCCGCTCCTCCCTCAAGCGGGTCTCGTTGAACGCCAAGACCTCACTGAGCGAAGTCGGCCAGGAGAAGACCTCGCTGGACCAGCCCAAGCGCGGCCTGCCCAAGGTCTCCCTGCCCAAGGCTCGCTTCCCCTCCGACGACGTCGTGCGCTCCTCGCTGGGGATGGACAAGCCCGCCCCGGTCCCGCCGGGCAAGAGCGACCGCTGGGTGGTCGGGGAGATGCCGCTGTACACGGTCCTGGTCCCCGGCTTCAACCGCAGCGGCGACCTGGCCCACATCGACCAGGACCAGCTCTGGGTCAAGAACGGGATGGTGCCCAAGTCCCTGCAGGGCTACTGGGAGTCCTGGGTCGACCAGCAGCTGGGCTACTTCGACGCCGGTGACCTGGCCTCCAACCAGTACCACTACACCGACCCTCGCACCGGCCGGACCTGGATGGTCAACCGGAACGCCTACGCAGAGACGCTCAACTGGTACCTGCACGGTGACGAGGAGCGCGACCAGCCGATGATCGAGGTCTACCGGGGACCGGAGACCGGGCAGTACGAGACCAAGCTGGTGCCCGCCGGGGTGCTCTCGGACGCCATCAGCCTGTCCGACGAGATCGACGAGGCCACCCCGACCATCATGGTGAGCGACTACATCAACGTCGAGGACGGGGAGATCCACGACTCCAGGGCGACCTGGAGTGCCCGCAACCCCGGCACCTTCCGTGCGGTCAGCGCCCGCAACCAGGGCGGCAACGACTTCTCCAAGACGCTGCCCTACGACGTGGTCTACTTCGAGCCCAACGACCTGTTTGACTTCTGAGGTTGAGCCGGGCTGCTGGTGCCCAGGGCGCGGTACTTCACGAAGGTGTAGATCCGAAAGATCAGCAGGGCGTCGATCGCCAGGGCCAGGACCAGCTGTATCAGGTTGTCCGGGGACCAGAACGGCTTGTGGGCCAGTCGGTCGAAGCTGGTGGCCAGGGTGATGGCGGAGCGCACGTAGAGCAGCCCGATGATCACCACCCACCCGGTGGCGTTGATGGCGGCCGGGCGCAGCCAGTGAGCCGGACGGTGCAACGTCAGGAACGTCGCGGAGCTCAACAGACCGATGCCGATGATCACGCACCAGGTCACGTATAGGGGCACGATCAGTTCCTCTGGGAGCTCGACGTGGAGTAGTACTTCAAGAATTGCTCGCAGAGCCAGTCATCGTAGTGATTGGCCACGTTGTGCTCTCGTATCCGCCGAGCGACCTTGTTTGACTCGGTCAACCTGCGTTGGGCGCGCTCAAGATCACTGTGGGCCTGGACCAGGGACTCCTGCGAGGAGCTCTCGGCTCGCTGTGCTTCCCCTGGTTCCTTGGTTCCCCTGAACCAACGCAACAGGGAGTCCATCACGTACTCCTGGTCTGTCGGGTCTTGCGGTGGTTGAGCTCTTCGAGCAGCGACGCCGTGGTCCGGGCGGTCTCCAACGCTGCCTCCGCTCGCTCTTCGGCCTTGGCCAAGGCCACACGGGTTAACTGATGAGCTTCCTGTTCGTTACTGAAGGCTGACTTCCAAGAGTCCCGGTCGGTCTCAACCATCTTGCGGAACCTGGAGGGTTCCAGTACTCCAAGGATGATCAACCCCAGGACGACCCCTCCGGGTCCCCATGTGATCAGAGTAGACACCAGATCGGTGCTTGAGGGCCCTGGGCTGCTGGCAGTTAAAACTGCCGCTGCTGCGTAGATGAGCAACAGACCCCCTTGACCTCATTTTCGACGGAGTTTCCTGCCTCAAGCGTAGAAAGACCAACCAGTCTTGCGGGCCGCTCGATGATTGAGGCATGGAGATGAATGCCCGTGCCCTGAGCGCCGCCGGGGGTGACCTGGCAGAGATCGCCAAGCTGCTTTACGGCGACGGGGCCTGGGAGTTCGTCGCCAAGCGGAGCCTGGATGAGGAGAGCAAGAACCGCACCCAGGCACGCATCGGACTGGCCACCAACGTGCTGGGAATCACCGCCGGTGGTGCCGCTCTGGGTGGGGAGATCAAGCGCACCAGGCAGGCCTTCCAGGGCGCTCCCAAGCCCGGCGACATCAAGGTGCTCAAGGCGCCGGGACGGTTCAAGAAGCTTGGTGTGGCCGGGGCGGAGTTCGCCGCCAAGCACCCCAAGGGACTGGCCCTGGCCGGGCTGGGGTTGCAGGGTGCCAACCTGGCCGGGGATGCCGTGGCCAACCGGGTGCTGGCCCGCAACGCCAAGAAGCAGGTGGCCAAGCGCCAGCTCACCGAGGTGCACGACGGTGAGGTCTCCAAGAACGTCGAGATCGACACCACCTTCGAGATCTCCAAGGTCAACGCCGACAAGCGCCAGGTCTTCGGCTGGGCCTCGGTGATCACCATGAACGGAGAGCCGGTGGTCGACCTGCAGGACGACTACATGGCCATGGAGACCATCGAGAAGGCCGCCTACGACTACGTGAAGTCCTCGCGCAAGGGCGGCAACATGCACGCCCGCAACGGCGAGGAGCCTCATCACGTCAGCGACATGATCGAGTCCTTTGTGGTGACGGACGAGAAGAAGGAGAAGCTCGGTCTGCCTGCCGACTTCCCCACCGGCTGGCTGGTGGGATTCCAGGTCAACGATGACGAGACCTGGAATCAGGTCCGCGACGGCAAGCGCACCCAGTTCAGCATCCATGGCTCCGGACAACGGGTGACCAAAGTGCTGGACCGATGAGCAGCATCCGCCAGGAGCGGGCCCTGTACAAGGAGCACGGCTCCAAGGCCAAGGACGCCAAGATCGCCCACACCGCGCAGATCGCCGGGTTCACCGGCCTGGCCGCCGGGCTGGGTGGAGCTGCCCTGGCCGGGCGGGGGGTCAACGCCGGACGAGGAGCCGCCTGGGCGGCCAAGAACGCCAGAGGTCGCAAGGGCGTGACGTGGCTGGCCACCAAGACCGGCGCCCGGGTGCCGAACCAGAAGTTCGAGCGAGCCGTCACGGGCTGGCCGCAGGCCGCGGTCGGTGGCTATGGCGGCGCCGTCGCCGGGAACGAGATCAGCGGTCGCAAGCAGTACAAGGGCTACCGCCGCACCCAATACGGACTGGCCCCGGTGGGCCGCAACAAGAAGAGTCAGGTGACCAAGAGTATGAGCACTGTGTCCGTCTGGGGTGTCGACCACCTCGAAGAGGTCAGCAAGAAGGCCCAGCGCGAGCCCCGTGAGAACGCCAGCTTCGGCCGCATGGCCACCGCGGCGGTGTTCCCCGGCTGGCACGCTGCGGCGGCTGGCCGCAAGGGCAAGAAGCTGCGGGCTGCCGGATACGAGCTGGGTGGCGCGCTGGTGGTTCCCGCGGTGGGCGGCGGCGTGGGTGCGCACTTCGCCCACAAGGAGGGCTACTACAAGAACCAGAAGGTGCACAAGGCCTTCACCCCGGTGCTGGCGCGAGCGGCAGGCATGCCGAAGATCCCCAAGCCGCCGACCGGACCCAGCGTGGCCAACGGCCTGAAGCAGATCGGTGGGATGGCCAAGCCCACCGGGGTGCCCACCGGGGCCTCGCAGGGCCAGTTCGGTGCCGCCGCCAGCCGGATCAAGGGGCGGTCGAGGTTCAACGCAGGTCAGCAGTCCGCACTGGGCAACCGCCTAGGCGTCAGGAAGAACATGGAGAGCAGCGTGGGCGTGTCGGTGTGGGGCGTGGATCACGGCCCGGAGGACATCAGCAAGGACCTGGTCGGCAACAAGAGCTTGAAGAGCCAGGGGGCTGCCTTTGCCCAGCCGGGGGCGCGCAGGCGAGCGGGCAAGGTTGCGGGCCGCGAAGGCGCGTTCTTCTCTCCGAACGGCACCAACCGTTCGGCCAACTGGCACCAGCTCGGTCGCTCGACCGCCAGAGGCGCTGGGATTGGTGCAGGCGCCGGTGCCGTGGTCGGCACTGCACTCACGCGTCGCAGGAGCGGAGCTGTGGTTGGCGGCACGATTGGGGCCGAGGTGGGCGCGATGGGCGGCTCATTTCACGCCCAGGAAAAGATCGGCACCCGCGCACGCGCCAAGGCCTGGAACGCCGGGGTCAAGAGCGGCGACATCCAGACCGGTCTGAAGTCCAACCAGATCACTGCGTTCAGTGGGCGTCGGCAGGGACGATGACCTTCACCCCCATCCAGGCCGGACGTCCCAAGAGCATTCGTGACCCGCTCTCGGGACAGTTCGTCATGGCCGGGAGACACAAGACCGCGGAGGTGCTGGAAGGCGCCGGGGTCTCCAAGCGGGTGATGTCCCAGTCCGAGCTGGCCCGGCGCAAGAAGTTGCAGAGCCACATCGCGGTGACCACCTCCACCCTGGGCCTGGGCGCCCTGGGACTCAAGGGTGGCTCGATAGCCGCCGGTCGGGTGGGCCGAACCGCTGCCAAGGCCAACGAGGCGGCGGGTGCCTTCGTCCACTCTCCGGCCGCAGTGCGGGCGGCCAAGTACACCAAGCTGTCCCACCAGCTCAACAACACTGCCATCAACACCGGCATCGTCTCCTCGGGCGTCGGTGGGGTGGGCGGCTACAACTTCGCGGCGTACACCAAGGCCGAAGGCCAGAAGAAGATCAAGAAGAGCTGGGAGCCCGGGATGGACTTTGGACTTGGTGGAGTGCATCAGGGCGAGGAGATCTCCAAGAAGGACTGGCAGAACATCTCCGAGCACGAGCGCCGGGCCAGGGACTCTCGTCGCACCCGTGGCCGGGCCAAGAGCGTGGCCGGGCTGGGCTCCACCGTGGGCGCTGCTGCGCTGGCGCATGGCATCTACAGCGGCAAGGACCCGTTCAAGGAGGCCCATGTCGTGGGCCGTGCCGTCAAGGGCGGAGCTCAGGGAGCCTGGGCCAACAAGGGCCGGGGCCCGGAGGCTGCCTTTGCTCGCAAGGCCAACCTGCGTGCCGTGGGCAGCGTCGCTCGGTCCATGCCGCACGGCAGCACCGCCCTGGCTGGCTATGGCACCGCGCTGGCCGCCGGTGGCGTGATGGCCGGTGCCCGGTTCAACGAGAAGCGCCACGACCGGGCCATTGCCCGCCAGCGTCGCGCCCGGGTCGGCAAGTCCTTCACCGAGGTGGACAAGAGCCTGCGGGTCCCGAGCATCAAGCTCGGGGACCCCGCGAAGATGACGGTGAAGTCCAAGGTGATCAAGCCCAAGAAGGGCACCTTCACCCCGCTGAGCCACGACCGCCAGATCGGCAAGGCCTACGACCCCGAGCGCAAGCGGCAGAACCGTCTGTCCCGGTACCAGAACGCCACCATGTTCGGCTCGGGGGCCATGGCACTGGGCGCTGCACAGACTGCGCGTGGCGCGGTCGGTCACAAGTCTCGCGAAGAGTGGCGCACCAAGAAGAACACAAGCTTCAAGGTGAACGCACCCGGTACGGGGCTCCACTCTCCCTCTGGTGCCGTGGTGCGTGGCTCCTTGAAGAAGCTCGGCAAGGCTGGTGCCCTGGGCGTCGGCGCAGCCGGTTTGGCCATCGGGTCAGACCGGATCAAGCAATACCGCAAGGGCCGGGGACGCAGCTACACCCCCATGCGTGCCATTGGCTACTGAGGGTGTTGCACAGATCAGGAAACTTAGAACGAGGTACAAGGAATGACCAAGCGCGTACGAGAAATTCGTGACCTGATCATCGACGAGGTGTCGCTGGTCGACAAGGGCGCGAACCAACACGCATCAGTCACTATCGCCAAGTCGTACGACGGCGAGGAGGAACAGGGTATGGACATCTTCGACGAGCAGGGCAACCCGCTCGACGCCGAGACCCTTGAGGACGGTGCCATCGTCTACGGCGAGGATGGTCAGGCGTACCTCTTTGAGCTCGATGGACAGGACGAGGGCGAGCAGGAGCTGCAGTACGAGGACGAGCCTGAGCTCGCCAGCGTCGGCAAGGCTTTCCGCCGCCCCGAGCCGGTGGCCAAGCGCGCCAGCGCTGCCGAGGTGCTTCGCGAGGAGCTCTCCAAGGCGCTCACCGACGACGACCGCGACCAGGCCATCTCCAAGGCCCTGGCGGCCGTGGACGCCTACGCGGACCAGGCTGCGGCTGCCGAGGAGATCGCCAAGTCCGAGCGCGACATGCGCCTGGACCGCGAGTACACCGAGATCGCCAAGTCCTACAACCTGCCCGTGCACCCCGGTGTGCTCGGCCCGGTGATGAAGCGCCTCGCCGAGAACATGTCCGAGGACGACTGCGCGGTGATCGCCAAGTGCTTCGACGCGGCTAGCGAGGCCCTCTTCGACGAGGTCGGCTACCAGGGCGGCGGCGACAACGCGGACATTTTCTCCCAGGCCCAGGCGACCGTCGACCAGATGGTCTCCAAGTCCGGCGGTAGCCGGGAGCAGGCGCTGGCGGACTTGTTCGAGTCCAACCCAGCGGCCTACGACGAGTACCTCGCCGAGAACCAGCGATAAGAACGGAGGAAGTAAATGGCATACGAAGAGAGCCTCCGGTCTATCTCGCTCAACGCGGACTCGTCCGTCGCGGTGTACACCGGCGTGCCGAACACCCCCGGTGCTGCTAACCCGAACTACGGGTTCCAGTACCGGTTCGTCAAGGTCACCGGTACCCACCAGGTGGGTCTGGCCACGACCAAGGCAACCGACGTCTCCGTCGGAGTCATGCAGAACAAGCCACAGGTGACCGGTCAGGCCGCCACCGTGGGCATCCGCGGGGTGACCAACGTGATGGCCGGAGCGGCCGTCGCTGCGGGCGCTGCAGTTACGTGCGATGCCAACGGGCGCGGGATCACCGGCACCGTGGGAACCGACAAGTGCTACGGCATCGCTCTGGCAGCGGCCTCGGGAGCTAACGAGCTCTTCCCGGTCCTGCTCACGATCGGCTGAGGAAGGTAAGGAATGAACCCCACCCAGAGCGATCTGCACGTCAACGCCCCGCTGACGAACGTTTCGGTCGCCTACATCCAGAAGTCTGACGCGTTCATCGCGACAAAGATCTTCCCGAGGGTCTCTGTTGCGAAGCAGTCCGACCTCTACTGGAAGTACTCCAAGTCCGACTGGCGTCGTACCGACGTGCAGCGCCGGGCCCCGTCCACCGAGACCCCTGGTGTCGGCTGGAACGTGACCACGGACAGCTACTTCGCGCACGTCTACGGCGTCCACAAGGACATCGACGACCAGCTTCGTGCCAACGCGGACTCCCGCTTCCGGCTCGACAGCGACGCCACCGCGTTCGTGACCAACCAGCTCCTGCTCAAGCGGGACATCGACTGGGCGGCCACCTACTTCAAGACCGGCGTCTGGGGCACGGACTACACCGGCGTGGACGCCTCCCCGACGGGCAGCCAGCTGCTCCGTTGGTCGGTGACCACCTCGGACCCGATCTCCCAGCTGTCGACTCTGCAGGTCAACTTCGTCCAGCAGACCGGCTTCAAGGCCAACACCCTCGTGCTCGGCGCGAACGTGCTCAAGGCCCTGAAGAACCACCCGGCGATCATCGACCGGATCAAGTACACCCAGAAGGGCATCGTCTCGACCGATCTGATCGCGACGCTCTTCGACGTGGACAAGGTGCTGGTGTCGTATGCCACCTCCGCCACCGGCCCGCAGGTGCCGGATGCAGCTGCCCAGGACGCTGCTGCATCCTTCAGCTTCATCGCCAACCCCAACTCGGCGCTGCTGTGCTACACGCCCTCCAGCCCCTCGCTGATGCAGCCCGCTGCGGGCTACACCTTCACCTGGAACGGCTACCTCGGTGGCAACGGCCAGGGCATCCGGGTCAAGCGGTTCCGCATGGAGCAGATCGCCTCGGACCGCATCGAGGGCGAGATGACCTACGACATGCGAGTGATCTCGCCGGACGTGGGCGTCTTCCTCAACGGCATCGTGGCCTGACGAAGAACCCTGTAGGAGGGGGCTGAGAGGTTAGCCTCTTGGCCCCCTCCTTCACATCTAGGAGAGACATGCAATCGGTGTGGGGTGTGGACCACGGTCCCGATGAGGTCGCCAAGGGGTTCATGGACTACGTCCAGGCCCGCAAGGCGACTCACGAGAAGCGGAACCAGGCCCGCGGCAAGGGATTCAGGGAAGCAGCCGACCTGGACGGTCTGAAGCGGACCTTCACCTCTCGCAGCTACCGCAAGGCACAGACTGCCGAGCTGCGCAGCGAGTACAACAAGGCCAAGACGTCGAGGAAGAAGAAGTCATGAGCGAGTACCTCGGAACCCAGGGTGTGAAGTACATCGTGGGCCGCCCGTTTACCTCCGAGGAAGGCGAGCACACCACCGGGGAGGAGATCCCGGCTCGGCTTGCCGAGTCCTGGCGCTACCTGGAGGCCTTCGTCGACACCGGCCTGCTGTACAAGGTGTACGGCGAGGGCTACGACCGGCTGCCCCCACACGTGTTCACTGCGGTGCGCACCAAGGAGGAGGCGCTGGCTGCCATCGAGGGTGACCAGAGCTTCGTGTCGGCCCAGAACGAGTGGGAGAAGACCCCACAGATGGAGCAGGCCGAGAAGGAGGCCGAGGTCCAGGAGCAGCTGCACCAGCTCGTGCTCGACCACGCCGCCCAGGCCCACGACCAGGCCGGTCACTCCGATGCTGAGAAGCTGCTGGCCACCGAGCAGGAGCAGCTCACCACGGACTCGGGCTCGAAGGTCAAGGTCAAGCACGACGACGCTCCTGAGCCCAAGCCCGCGAAGAAGACGGCCGCCAAGAAGGCCTAAATGGGTTTCACCTACACCTCCAACCCCGAGAGCGTGCCGCTGGACTCGGTGCGCTTCTTGGTGGGTGACATCGACGCCAGCGAGCCTCAGCTGCAGGACGAGGAGATCAACTACCTCCTGCAGCTGTGGGGTGACCGGTCGGTGTACTACGCCGCTGCCATGGCTGCTGAGGCCATCGCCGCCCGGTATGCGCGTGAGGTGAACATCTCCGCGGACAGCCAGTCGCTGTCGGCAGGAGAGCTGCAGGAGAAGTATCTGAGCCTGGCGGATCGCCTACGGTCTCAGCACGAACAGCTGCTCGCCGGTGGACTAGTTGATGCGGGCGGCGTCACCATCGGCGAGCAGCCTGACCCCACCGTGCGCCCGTTGTCCTTCGGACGCGGCATGCACGACGACCCGGAGGCAGGCCAGCAGGACTTCGGTGGGTACGGCCCACCGGTGTGGATCCCGGAGATCAACGGGAGTTACTGATGCGCATCTCACCGATGGCCAGTGGCTACATCCGCAAGCGGGCGACCGACCTGATGCACGACGCCTGCAAGATCTACACCCCGGGCAAGCCGGTACTGGACCGCACCACCGGCAAGACGCACACCCCGGCCCCGACGATGAAGTACCAGGGGCCGTGCCGGTACTGGGAGGTCCAGGCCGGGCAGCAGATCCTGGTGGGAGAGGAGGAGCTGGTGATGACCCAGTCCTACCTGTCCCTGCCGTACGACGCCGCGGTCCCCGAGAGCGACGACACGGTCCAGATCACCGCCTCCTCCGACCCCACCTTGGTGGGCACCACGGTGAGCGTCATCTCGGTGGTCCGCGGCGGTGGGCTGCGGGCCAGCCGCAAGCTGCTGGTGCGCGTGGTGGAGTCCCAGAAGGGGTCCTGGTAATGGGCTACGACGCTGCCTACGCAGACCTGACGGCACTGGGCGACCGGCTGGCCAAGGCGGGCAAGCGCAGCGACGCCGCGCTGCAGGAGATGCTCCAGGACGCCGGGGAGAAGATCGCCAAGCGGATGCGCGAGCTGGTGCCGGTGCGTACCGGTCGGCTCAAGTCCGACATCCGGGTGGTCTCCATGCACATGAAGGTGGTCGTGGGTCCCACCACCGTGCCGTATGCCGCCTTCGTGGAGTTCGGCACCGGAGCTCGTGGGGAGCTCTACAACAAGGCCTACCTGGTCTCCACCCGCGGCACCGTGTTGGTGATCGACACCAAGAAGGCCTCCGGGCTGCGCGGTCAGAAGGCCTCTCCCTACGCCCGTCCCGCGGCTGCCGAGTACGTGGCCTCCTTGGGCCCCAGGGCGGCCCAGGTGGGCCTGGCCATGATCACTGGGGGTCAGGGTGCCTAGCCCCACCGACGTCTCCCGTGGGGACCTGTCGGCGTGGCTGTTGGCCCAGCTGCGCAGTGAGTTCCTGGTCGGGGATGCCGAGGCTCCGGACGAGGGCGGCTGGGACCAGTCCCCCACCTCCGACAGCGCCTCCTACGCGGCCTACAGCGTGCTGACCCCGATGCCCTCGGGGGACATCAGCGGACCGCTGGCCGACTCCAGCGCGGACTGGATCCTGCCCTACCGGATCGACTCCTTCGGGATCTCCCGCGAGCAGGTGGAGTTCCAGGCCGACCGGTGCCGGTTGCTGGTGCGCCCCACCGCCCGGCTGAACCTGACCCTGGGCAACGACAGCTACCGGATCCAGCAGGTCCGGACCACCAGTCTCGGAGGGGTGGGTCGAACCGACAACACCGAGCCTTCCGAGTTCTCCCAGAGCGACATCGTCGCTGTGTATCTCTCAAAGGAGCTGTGATGACGACCAAGAAGGACGAGCCCCAGGCCGAGCAGGTTGCCGTGGAGGTGACCGACGGAAAGACCGAGAAGGTCACCGTCACTCGCCAGGGTGTGGCGCTGTCCGACCCCTTCGGCAACGAGGTCTGGGTGCAGCCCGAGTCCGTGCCGGTGTGGCTGGAGCGCAAGTACAAGCTGAAGAAGTAGGGGTGGCTGGAAATGACCCAGCCTGCCTTGGACGATAAGAGCGGTAAGTACTACACCAACAAGGAGTAACCAGTGGCACGCCTCATCCCGAATGAGAACACCTGGGTCGGCTTTGCGACTACGGTTGCTTCGATCGCTGCCCCCACCGCTGCCGAGATCACGGCCGCAGTCGACCTGACGCACTACGTCATCTCGATCAACGCCAGCGCTCAGGGCAACTCGGTCCCCACCCCCAGCTTCGACACCCTGTTCGAGACCAGCATCCCGGGCACCTCCCAGGCGTCGTTCTCCGCGGACTTCTACCGTGACGACGCCAGCGGCGCCACGGGTGACCTGGCCTGGGTCACGTTGCCGCGAGCCACCAACGGCTTCTTCATCCTGTCCCGCTTCGGCGGTTCAGGTACGGCCAACCAGCCTGCGGCTGCGGACAAGGTCGAGGTCTGGCCGGTGGCCGTGGTCTCTCGGACCATGGCGAACATGAGCAACAACACCGTGATGACCTTCACGGTCACCTGCTCGGTTCCCGTGGAGCCTGCGGAGTCCGCAACTGTCGCTGCCTGACCTGGCTTTCCAGATCAGGTAGAGCTACCCAACACCCATAACCCTCTCCCGCCCGGAGGACGTAATGCCTAGCAACATCAGCGTTTCTACCGTTGCTGCGCGGCAGGACCAGAGCAAGGCCTCGAAGAAGGCCACCCTGGACCTGCTGCGCAGCAAGAAGCGTCGGTCCAAGACGATCGCCATGTCGATCAACGGACAGACCGCCGAGTTCACCTTCACCGCCTTGGGCAGCCACGACCTGGATGCCCTGCAGGCCAAGCACCAGCCGACGCCCAAGCAGAAGATCGACGGGATGTCCTGGAACCCCGACACCTTCGCCCCGGCGCTGGTGGCGGCCTGCCTGCAGGACCCCGAGGTCTCCGAGCAGGAGATGAAGGAGATCTGGGAGTCCGGTGAGTGGTCGGCCGGTGAGCTCGGCACACTGTTCAACACGGCGTCCCAGCTGTGCATGGAGGGGATGGACATCCCTTTTACCGAGAGCGCCTGAGGAGCGACTCCAGCTTTTCCCTGGAGATGTCTTACTGCTACGAGCGGGGCATCTCCCACAGTGACTTCCTGTCCTGGGCGCCCCAAGACCGTGCCAAGACACTGGCCTTCGCCCTGGAGCAGGCGGCCCGGTGCCAGTTGTGCGGAACAGCAGAATGGGAGTGGACGGAGAACCGATTCGCCTATGAGGCCGAGGAGCAGTACTGCCGAGGGTGCTACCTGAAAGCGGTGGCTTCCGAGGGAAGTAACAACCTCCCCGGCACCACAGTCGAGTTGATCCCCGTTACTGAGCTCACCCGAGCACAGAAGAAGGTGAACCAAGCCCGGCTAGCGATGATGGACCTGGGCGACGAGGAGGGCTAGTGCCTGGCGCAGACCAGACTGCCAATGTCGTCCTGACTGCTGACAACCGGCAGTACAACCGCTCGATGGACGAGTCGGCCAAGTCGACTGCCTCGCTGACCACCTCGGTGCTCGCGCTGTCCTCGGCGATGAACACGCTGGCCCAGCGGACCGGCAAGAAGCTGCAGATCGTCTCCGCCGCCGGGATCGCCGGTCTGGCGGCCGCTACGGCCTCGGCGGCCAAGTTCGACCAGCAGATGTCGACCATGCAGGCCAACGCCGTGCTGACCGGCCGCAAGGTCGACGACATGGCCAAGAACGTCAACGCCCTGCGTGGCTCGTTCGCGGTCACCACCGACCAGGCCATCGCGCTGCAGACCCAGCTGTCCAAGCTTGGTCAGGTCCGCGGCATCGACCAGATCAGCGCCTCGATGCTCAAGCTCTCCGCGGTCACCGGGGAGTCGCTGTCCGGGCTCACCGCGGGCATGATCGGCCTGCAGCGCCAGATGGGGACCCTGGGCGGGCAGTACACCGAGAAGTTCTCCTCCGCGCTCGCCAAGGTCAGTGCCAGCGCCGGTGTCAGCGCCCAGTCGGTGCTGGACTTCTCCAACGCCATCGCACCGGTGGCCAAGGTCGCGGGGATCTCCCAAAAAGAAGTGATGGGCTTCTCGACCGCCTTCGTGAAGGCCGGTCAGGACGGTGGCGCGGCCGCCACGGCGTTCAACAAGATGCTCACCGACATCACTCGGAGCATCCAGTACGGCTCCCCGGAGCTGAAGGCCTACTCCAACCTCATCGGGGTCAGCGTCTCGCAGTTCAAGCAGATGCCGCGCTCCGAGGCCGTCATCAAGATCTTCGACGCGATCAACAAGCAGGGCCCGGACGCGATCAAGACCCTGGAGCGCTTCGGTCTGGACGGCATCCGGACCTACAAGGCCCTGCAGGGCATGGCCTCCCAGGGTGGGATCCAGTCCGCCATGGCCGACGTGGCCAAGGGGTACGAGAACACCAAGCCGTTCAACGACGCCGCCAAGACGGCGATGGACGGGCTCAACGACGAGCTGCAGAAGCTCGGCAACAACCTGTCCATGGTGGGCCAGGCCTTCGGCAAGGCCTTCGTCGGCCCCACCAAGGCCGTGGTCTCGGCGATCAACTCGGTGGTCAAGCCGATCGCCGCGCTGCTGCAGTCGATGGGGTCGATCCCCGGCGTGGCAGCCCTGGCCGGGACCGCCATGGTCGGGGTGGCGGGCACCATCGTGCGCAGCCTGGGCCTGATGACTGGCATGGCTGCCTTCCGCCAGCTGCAGGGCGGCACCTTCAACGCCGGTCGCCGGATCGCTCGTGGCGACGACCGTGGCTGGGCCAGCCGGGCCGCGGACAGCTACACCAGCGGCGAGGGCGGCATGTTCCAGCGCCGCCTGTTCGAGATCGGCATGTCCGCCGGGGCCGCCCAGAACCGGTTCCACGACTGGCGCAGCGCCCGGCGCAGCGGCGGCTCGGGCCAGGGCGGTCCCAACCCGCTGTCCCGGCTGGGTGCCCTGGGCGTGCACGGTCTGGGCGCCTTCACCCGGATGCAGATGGAGCCCGTCTACTGGGGCAACGTCCGCAACCCGATGAACCGCAGCGCCACCTTCGAGTCCAAGACCTTCGGGGACTTCTTCGCCGCCCAGAAGAAGACCATCAGCGACAGCTTCTCCGGGATCAAGGACGCCCTGAGCGGCAAGAACAACGCCGCCACCGCGGCGGCCGCCAAGAACGCCGCCAACGGGCTGAACAACGTCGGGCGGGAGAGCGCCCGGCAGGCCGGGTTCTTCAAGACCCTGGGCAAGGAGACCCTGTCGCTGAGCGTGGCGATGGGCAAGGCCGCGGCAGGCTCCATGCTGATGGTCGGCGGCGGTGCGGCCCGAGGCCTGGCCAAGGCAGCCCCGGGCATAGCAGGCCTGGCCGGGACCGCCCTGAAGGGCATCGGCGGGGCTGCGATGGGCTTCCTGGGCGGTCCGGTGGGCTTGGCCCTGACCGCTGGGGCTATTGGCTTCTCGGCCTACCAGAGCCACAAGGACAACATGTCCAAGGACCTGGCCGCGGCTGATGACGCCGATGCCACCCAGGCCGCCGGTGGGGCCTACCGGGTGGCCCTGGGCGAGGCAGCGCGGGCCACCACGACCTTCGCCGACATCGTCAAGCGCAACGCCTCGGACATGAGCCCCAAGGAGAAGCCTGGGGTTGTCTCCGACGCGATGGCCAAGGAGGCCGCCAAGCCCGGCCACGCCTACACCGACCCGCGCATCGGAAAGATGACCGAGGCGGAGGCCACCACCTACGCCAAGAGCGCCAGCCTGTCCGACCAGGGCAAGATCCTGCTCGGCTATGACCTGACCAAGCGGTTCGGCCAGAAGACCGCCCAGCAGATCCTCAACGCCCAGTCCTCGATGAGCGGGGCGCTGGACACCCGGGACCTGTTCAACAACACCCTGGGTGACCGCAGCGGGTTCGGCCCCTGGCGGCACTCCTCGGACGATGCCCGCAACGCCTCCAAGCTGGCGGCCGCCACCGGCCAGGCCAACCTGGCCGACATCAACTCCAAGTACGGCTCGGCTGCCGGGGCGCAGTACACCATCGCCACCCTCAACGGAGCCTCCCGCTCGCGGATGAGGGGTGGCAACACCGAGCTCATCCTGTCCTCGATCGCCGCTCAGCTGGGCATCGACGCCAAGGACAAGAACGTCCAGCGGGACTTCACCAACCTGTTCGCGCCCTCGATCGACAACGGGGTGGTCAGCAACGCCACCTTCAAGACCGCGCTGGACCGGTACAAGGCCGACCCGAGGATGTACTCCTCGGCACTGGGTCAGCAGATCCAGGCGCTGGCCTCCACCGCGGGCGCCGGGGCCAACTACACCTCCTCGGTCTTCAACCCGACCACCTCGGCCACGGTGACCCGCAACCCCTTCGACCAGGTCGGGGACTACTCGCTCAAGCAGCTGCGGTACTCCCAGTTCGGGGCCCGGGTCTTCGGCGGCGACCAGACCCGGGTGGGCCTGGACGTCAACGAGGCCATTGGCAACCAGGGCAACGCCAACATGCAGCAGATCGCCATGAAGGAGCTGGCCGCTTCGGCCATGGCGACCTCCAAGGGGTTCTCCGGCGCGGTCAGCTCGCTGCAGGACTTCAAGGCCGCGGTCGGCGACGTCAACGACCCGCTCTACCAGCTGGCCGCCAACGCCCAGGCCGTGGTCATGCAGCGCCAGAGCGAGGCGATGCACTACATGTCCCGCGGCGAGCAGGCGGGACAGCTGGTCGGCAACTTCAGGGCCGCCCAGCGCAACGCTGCGGCCCACCCGGACTCCCCCGAGGCCGAGACCGAGCTGGAGCAGTCCCGCCAGCAGATGGAGGGCGCCAAGGCCGGGGCGTACGACTTCTTCAAGCAGATCGTCGCCCAGCAGCGCGAGTTCGAGATCTCCACCGAGCGGGCGCAGACCGACTTCGCCATCCAGCGTGGGCGCCAGGAGTTCGAGTACAACCTGTCCCGCAAGCGGGCCCAGGAGGACTTCGACAAGCAGCGCAACCGGTCCCAGGCCTCCTTCGACCGGCAGATCGGTCGCAGCCAGCGTGACTACAACAAGCAGCGCGGCTACGCCCTGGCGGACTTCAACAAGCAGCGGGCCCGCTCCGAGGAGGACTACCAGCACCAGGTGATGCTGCTGCAGTCCCAGGCGGCCCGGCAGCTGTACGACATCTACGACCGGATCCAGGTCAAGCGCTCCTGGGACGCCAGCAACCTGTTGGTCAACGCCAACGACCAGCTCCAGCAGCTGCAGCAGCAGGCCACCAACCTGACCACGGCCAGGGGCATGGGCGTGTCCAGTGACGTGATCAAGCTGCTGGGCCTGAACGAGACCGAGAACGCCCAGCAGCTGGCCCGCTTCATCGCCGACTTGCAGAGCGACCCCGCGCTGGTCAAGGCCTACAACGACATGGCCACGGCGCGGCTCAAGGCGTCCAAGAAGATCGTCACCGACAAGGACAACGAGCAGTGGTCCGAGATGGAGCGGTCCTTCAAGCTCAACGCCGACCGCGCCCTGACGGACTTCAACCAGTCGATGGGCCGCCAGGCCGAGGCCTTCGCCACCTCGCTGAAGGACATGCGCACGGAGAACCGGATCCAGGTCTCCCAGGCCGAGGCGGACTTCTCCCAGGCCCGGCAGCGCCAGGCCGACGACTACGCCCGCTCGGTGGCCAACATGGTCACCGACTTCAACCGGCAGATGATCCGCGCCCGCGACGACCTGTCCCGCTCGGCCGAGGAGATCACCGGCACCTTCGACGACCTGGTCGCCAAGGCGATCGGGTCGCTGACCGGTACCGCGGCCAAGCAGGCCCAGGCGCTGTACAACCAGTTCAAGGGCACCTCCAAGCAGGTCAAGGACGAGGCCAAGACGCTGGCCACCGACGTGGCCCACCTGTTCTCCCAGATGGGCCTGAAGATGGGCACCACCTCCGGCGGGGTGGCGATGTCCTCCGGTGGTGGCGCCAACATGGGCGGCGGGACGACCAAGTACGCCGACGGGGGGCACGTCCAGGGCTGGTCCCCGAACAAGCGCGCCGACAACATCAACGCCCGGCTCACCGCCGGTGAGTACGTGCACAACGTGGACGCCGTGAACTACTACGGCAAGGGCTTCATGGACGCGCTGAACAAGCGCCAGATCCCCAAGGGCGAGATGGCCTTCGCCTCCGGTGGCCTGGTGCCGTTCGGTCGCTGGCTGCAGTCCAAGGACTACAACGTCTCCGAGCACCCGCTGTTCGGTGGGGTCCACCCGGTGCACGCCAAGAACTCCTGGCACTACAAGGCTGGCGCGATCGACGTCAACCACGACCAGAGCGACGAGAAGAACGCGATCAATAAGGTCATCAACGTCGCTCGCCAGTACGGCCTGCGGGTGATCTGGCAGGTCGCCGACCACTTCAACCACGCCCACTTCGACATCGGTGGCGGTCCGGACATGATCGGCCCCGGGGTTCCCCGCGGGGTGCGCAACTCCTCGGGTCAGTACAACCTGCTGGACCAGATCGCCAAGCTCAACGGTGTCCGCAAGTGGGAGAAGACCCGGGCCGCCGAGCGGCTGTTGGCCCAGACCATCCCGGCGGGCTTCCTGGCCAAGGTGATCTCCGAGAACGCCGACTTCGGCGGCAGCGGTGACCTGTCCATGCCCACGCCCAGCCGAGGCACTCCGGCGCGCAACGCGATGCTGGGCCGGGGGATGGCGGCCGCCCGCGGCTGGACCGGCCCCAACTGGGACGCGCTGAACTGGATCTACATGCACGAGTCCGGCTGGAACCAGTACGCCAAGAACCCCAGCAGCGACGCCTACGGCATTCCGCAGGCGCTGCCCGGCTCCAAGATGGCCAGCGCCGGAGCGGACTGGCGGACCAACGCGGCCACCCAGATCAAGTGGGGCCTGGGCTACATCGCCGAGCGCTACGGCACCCCGACCAAGGCCCAGCAGTTCTGGAAGGCGCACAACTGGTACGGCGACGGCGGTCTGTTCAGCGGTGGCGCGCAGAAGGTTACCGGGTTGGGCGAGCGTGGTCCGGAGATGGTGCTGCCACTGAACCAGCGCGGCGTGGACTACCTGCTGGCGGTGATGAAGCAGTACTCCGCTGCCGATGCCCGCCGGGCCGTGGGCGCGGCACGCGGGGTGCCTGCCGCGGCGTCCACCTACATCACCAACTCGCACGTGGACCGGTCCACCAAGATCAGCGGTCCGATCACCGTGCAGGCGCAGGACCCCAACGAGATGCTGCGCAAGCTTGAGGCCAAGAAGCGCCTGGATGCCCTGACGGGAGCACGTCGATGAGCACTGCCGAGTACCAGAACGGCGCCCTGATCGGGGTCAACGACAACCGGCTGCGCAGCTTCAACCTGGAGATTTCCTACCAGGACCAGTGGGTCTCGTTGAACGACCACGCCCGGTACGTGGTCACCTCCGAGGGGCTGGGCAACTCCCAGACCACCCGCAAGCGCGAGACCGTCACCAGCCCGTTCTACGACGGCGAGTACGAGGTCCACAGCGTCAAGGAGAACGTCAAGGAGACCATCGGGGTCTACGTGCTGGGCCAGTCCCAGTCGATGCTCACCGAGAACATCCTGCTGCTGGTGGACGCCTTCGAGCAGAGTGTCTACAACCTGCGGCTGACCCTGGACGAGCACCGCGAGGTGTGGATCTGCAACAGCGCCGACTACTCCATCGACCGCTCCCAGGTGAACGCCCACAACTGCCGGGCCACGATGAGCTTCGAGGTGCCACGTCTGCCTGCGGTCAGCTACGAAGTGATCTTCTAGTGGCGGGGTTCATCACCAGCGACGGCGCGGTGTACCTGGCCCGGCTGGCTACCCAGCGGGTGCTCCCTCCGGCCCAGTACTGGCTCACCTTGACCCGCAGCGTCCCGGCGCCGTTCCTGTCCACCGAGGAGCTCGACGAGATCGACGCCCCGGACTACGCCCGGGCCCCGATCGCGGCAGACGGACTGTCCTGGGCCGCCTCGGGAACCACGGTGGCCAACACCGTGGAGGTCCTGTGGGGCGTCCCTGGGGCCGACTGGGGCGATGTCCAGGGCTGGGCCCTCCTGGACTCCCCGCAGGGCGGCAGCGTGCTGTACGGGGGCGATCTGGGCATCACCTGGACCATCGGTGCCGGAATGCAGCCGGTGATGGCCCCCGGACAGCTCAACCTGTCCATCACGGTCTCCTCCTGGGCGCTGGAGATCTGATGACCTACACCCCACCCACCCTGGACACCTTCGGCTACCTGACCGAGGACGGCGCCAACTACCTACTGGGCATCATGGTGGGCAACGAGTCCTGTGTGGACCGGTACTACCTGGCCCTGAGCGCGGTGGTGCCCACCGTGCACAACAGCGCCGAGGACCTGGAGGAGCCGCAGGCCGCCGACTACGCCCGGCTGCCCGGCACCGCGGCGATCGACTGGATGGCCTACGGCGGAGCGGTGTTCAACGACGTCGACCTGACCTTCACCGCCACCAGCGACTGGGGCCAGGTGCGCGGCTGGGCGCTGCTGGACTCCCCGGCCGGTGGGCGGGTGCTGTTCGCTGGGTTCTTCGCCGAGCCCGTCGAGCTGGTGGCCGGAGCGGTGACCTACCCGCGTGGCTCCCTGGCGGTGGCCATGTCGGTGATGGACTGGGCCATCTCGCCGGAGGGCACCTGATGCAGCTGCTGACCACCGCGCTCCTGCTGGACCGGATTCCGTACGGGACCATCGGCAACCCGAACATGTCCCCGGCCTGTGCGGCCCTGGACGACGGCACCTTCCTGCTGGCCTCCTCGATCCGCTCCAGCGCCTCCGGCGAGCGGGTCCAGGTCTGGCACCTGGGCGCCGACGGCACCGTGCTGGGCACCTACTCCTACGCCGGGTCGGACGTGGGCAAGGACCCGGCCCTGGTGGCCACCAAGAACGCCCACGCCCTGCTGGTGGTCACCGAGGGCACCACCAGCACGCTGATCACCCTGGACGCCTCGGGGCCCACCCCGGTGGAGGCCTCGGTCCAGCTCAGCACCTGGGAGCAGGACTTCACCAACACCCTGATCCCCAGCTGGGGCTTCTACCTGCCCGACACCGACCAGGTGGTGCTGGGTGGCTACAACGGGGTGGGGCTGTACACCGCCGGGGCGCACACCGACCACTACCAGCCGACCACCTACAGCTGGGAGGTCAACGGCTGGTGGCGCAACCCCAGCGACCCGACCAAGTTCGCGGTGCTGGGTCGCTCCAACGGGGTGCGCAGCGGCATCGAGTTCACCGTCGGGCCGGACTCGCTGACCTTCGTGACCAAGCCGGAGTGGACCGCCGTCGAGCGCTACTGGCTCTTCGGTGCCGGGGACCCCTACTCGGCCACCCCGGTCAACTACGAGGCCAACCCGCTGACCCCGCGCCCCGACGGCTGGCAGCTGCTGGACCCCAACGGCACCCAGCTGGCGGTCATCGCCCCCAACGACAACGGCAGCTACCAGAACGTCAGCGGCCCGACCTACCCGGTGGCCCCCGGCATCCAGGCCGCGGTCTACGAGTACGACCTGTACTACGGGGACCAGAACACCGAGAAGTGGTCCCCGGCGATCGCCCTGATCGACTCCACGGTCTCCCCGCCCACCCGCGATGAGCTGGTGCTGGACTGGTGGGAAGGGGCGATCTCGGTCAACTACGGCTCGTGGACCGCCGACGTGCACAACGGGGTCATGATCCTGGCCGGGACCAACGTCAACCGGCCGACCACCAGCCCCCAGGAGTTCTCCCTGGGCTTCTGGCTGATCCAGGTCGGCACCTCGGTGGCGCCCGAGGCGGCCGCCTTCTCCACCGGCAACACCTCCACCGCCAGCGGACGGCTGCAGCTGCGCCAGGCCATCGCCGCGCCGATCGAGAGCGTGCTGAACGAGACCCCGGGCAAGATCGGCATCGTCATCCCCGACCCCACTCCGGAGACGCTGTTCTCGGTCTATCCGGGGGAGAACCAGCCGATGCGGCTGCCCAGCACCGGGCGGGCCAGCAACTACGGGATCTCGCTGGACCCCGGTCTGGTGCAGACGCTCAACGGGTTCCCGCGCCAGCCTGCCCTGTCGGTGGTGGCGGACACGCTGTGCTCGACCAGCGGGGAGTTTCTGACCACCGGACGAGACCTGCCCGAGGCGGTCGACATGGGCACCCAGGTGCGCTTCCTGCCCAGCGAGATGAACGGCACCTCACTGGGGGCCCACACCGGCTCGCTGTACCCCTGGTCGCTGCAGGCCAGCGGACCGGTGGAGAAGCTCACCGCCAGCTACCGCCGGGTCAAGGAGATCTTCTCCTTCAGCGCGGTCTCGCTGGATCCCGGCGGCGTGCTGGCCGGGGACTTCGGCTACGGGGACACCACCGCGATGACCGTCTCCGGGGTGTTCCTGCTGCGCACCCCGCTGGGCTACCAGCTGCTCTCGGGTGGGGACGATGACTTCGCGCTCACCGCCACGCCGTACTGGACCGGACGCAACGCCGAGGTGACCCGGGTCTCCCAGCTGTCCATCGCGGCTGCGGCGGTGACCCCGCTGTTCATCACCGCGGTGTTCGCCCCACCCCTGGTGACCTACTACATCTCCACCGGGCCGGGAGCCACCAACTCCTTCACGGTGCGCTCGGCCACCGCCAGCGTCATCCCGGCCACCGTCAAGGTGGGCGGCCCGATTGCCAACGCCGAGATGCTGGAGCTGAACATCGACCTGTATGCCCGGACCTCGGCCCAGGTTGAGCAACTCAATGCACAGTACGGATCGATCTACGGGTATGCGATGACATGGGCGAGCTGACAGTACGCACCAGCTCCTCCGGAGGCAGCTGGCGGATCTTCGTACGCCCTCCGGGAGGCCAGCGCCAGGACGTCACCTTCTTCCGCGACGTGCCGACCCAGATCGGCCAGATGTCCTCCACCGACCCCTTCGGGGATGCCGTGGCCACGGTGATCTTCCCTCGGGTCACCGGCTTCGACCGGCCCGGCAGCGGCGACCTGTGGTGGCTGGTGCCGTGGGCCGACATCGACCTGATCTGGTACGACCAGGACAACCAGCCGACCGCCTACACCTGGGAGGGCTTCGCGGTCAGCGAGGAGATCGGGGCCAGCGGGCTGACCGTGCAGTGCAAGGGCGCGCTGTACCAGCTGGACAACTTCCTGGCCGCACCGTTCTTCCCGCAGTACCCGATCCCCTACGAGCGGCTGATCGCCAACGCCTTCGACGTCACCAAGCACCCCTCGCTGCGGACCTCACCGCTGGTGATCCAGTTCCCCTACCTGTGGAACGTGCGGGTGCCGATCTTCGACGACCCGGACTACCTGTGGTTCCTGCGGCCCTGGGGCGTGACCCCGCGACACCTGTGGACCGGGCTGACCACCCGCTCCACCGGCTCCTGGGAGCCGCTACTGACCGGGTTCGTCCAGTCGCTGCTGTCGGTCATGTATACCGATGACGGTGGCCAGTGGACGGTCTACAAGCGTTCCGGCCGGGTGCCCGTGCTTCAGGTTCGGCCTGCTCTTCGTGCGCCGCAGTCGAACACGCTTGAGGTCTTCTATGGCGTACACGGGACAGAGGTCTCCTTGTCCCGCGACTTTACGCAGTCCGCCAACGTCATCTATGGCCAAGGTACCGACCTTGCTGGGAGCCAGTTTTCCGGACAACAGGTCACTCCAGATGGAGAGACCACGTACTACGAACCCTTCGCTGCGCTGCCGCAGTACTACCCCAGCTCCGCGTCCAACCCGCGGCTGCTGCCGCACCTGGCCCGCAAGGAAGCGCGGGTCCAGTTCCCGCAGGGGTTGGACGAGCAGGCCGCTCGGGATGCCGCCGCCACTCAGCTGAGGCGCTTCGCCGACCCGGGCTACGTTGGCTCCATCACCCTTCGGGTGGATCCGTTGATCGGCGGTAGCCCATTTCCGCGCCAGCTCATCAAGGCCGGTCAGACGGTGGTGCTGCGCAACTTCCGGCGCACTGATGTCCTCTTCCACATCTCACAGGTTGCCATTGACGTGGCCGAGGGGACAGCCACGCTCACCGTGGACACCAAGTTCCGCGACGCCCTGACGGTGGCCGAGGTCAAGGCCCGCACCCGGGACGCCCTGGACCCGGTCCGGCTGCTGCAGGTCGGCAAGTTCTCCACCACGGTGCAGGACCAGATCAAGCCGTGGAGCTACTCCGGCGGCTCCGGGGTGGTGCCCAGCGACCCGGCCTCCTACGACGCCACCGAGTTCTTCCGGACCATGCCCCAGGACATCGCCTTCCCCTGGACCCAGTGGACCACCAAGTACCCGCCCAAGGACAAGAGCTACACCAAGTACTACATCCCGCTGGGCACCGCGGACCCCATCGCCACCAACAACTGGTCCGGGGTCTCTCGGGCCGGGACCAAGGTGGCGGCCATCCCGATCAAGATGAGCCAGGCGGGCTCGATCCGGCTGTCCCAGTTCGCCATCTACGACCAGGACGGCAACGTGCTGCCGTGCCGGTTCCACGTGAGCATCTACGGCACCTCGGGGACCAACGTGACCTCGATGCCGATGATCCCGGCGCAGTACTCCAAGAAGTACAAGGGCTACCTGGCCGGGCAGCGCTACCCGTTCTTCCCCGGGGCCTTCGAGACCATCAACGCCGACGGCACCGAGACCAACAACCCGGGCCAGCTGCTGGCCGGTGGCAGCGACCTGGTGATCGGCTGGGGCAACTACTACGAGGGCGCTGGCTACTCCCCCGGGCTGGAGAGCGCGCACGCGCCCAAGACCGGCAAGCTGGTCGACGAGCAGACCTGGACCTTCAACACCTCCAGCGACCCCAGCTTCGACAAGTACGACGCCAAGAAGACCCAGTCGAACACCACCGCGGGAATGCTCTACGTGATGGTCTACGCCGACGACCAGGGGGCCACCCCGGCCTACCTGCTGGGTCGGCTCTACATCCAGTCCCCCGGCGCCTAGAGGAGTTTCGATGAGCGTTGGCAGATTCAGCGACTACCAGGTGCAGCAGTGGCTCACCGACGCCTCCCAGGACGGCTACTGGCTGGCACTGCACTACGACAACCCCGACATCGCCGGGGCCTACGCCTCCGAGGTGTTCGGCGGCACCTACAAGCGGGTGCGGGCCGACTTCACCTCGGTGGACGGCCGGACCATCTGGAACGCCGGTCCGGTGCGCTGGCCCGGCCTGCCGTCCATCGTGATCACCCACGTGGCGGGCTGGGATGCCCAGCTCAACGGCAACCTGCTGTGGTACTCCAGCCTGGATGCCGTCGTGCGGATCACCCAGGGCTCGGCGTGGGCGGTCTCGGCCAACACCATCGCGCTGTCGATGAACTAGCCCAGAAACGCAAAAAGGCCCCCTGAGCCCTCCCCCGAAGGGGAGGGCAGGAGGGCACAAAGAAAGCTCCCTGGGCCCCCGCCAGACCCGAAGGCCTGACGGGGGCTTGGTGAGCCTACTTGTCGATCTTGGCGCGGGCACGTTCCAGCGCCTGCTGCAGGTTCAGGGCGGCCACCGAGACGTCGTGCATCGCCGCCTTGGCCCGCAACACGGCGGGCAACACCGGGATCGGGTTCTCCTGCGGTAGCTCCAGGACGGGTGGATCCGCACCATCATCCACAGTGCTGCAGCACTCGTAGGCCTGCACCCGGTCTTCCCAGAGCGTCTCGCAGCTGTCGCAACGCCACATCTCCACGGCACCGAAGATGTTGAAGTCGGATTCGTCGAGCCAGTTGTCACAACACGGGCAGCGGTACACCCAGAACATCGGTGGGCGCTCCCGGTCCAACCTGGCGATCAACTCTTCGACGGCGAACCAGAGGACCTCGGCCTCCTCTGCGGCATAGTCATCGCCAGGATCTAGCCAAAGCACCATGGTGTGATCCAGGTCGGTGACATTGCGCAGCAGCGGCAGCTCGAAGAGCCCGTCGCACTGCAGGCACTGCCCGGCGGTGTTGGGCGCCAGCCGGGAGACACTCATAGGTCCGCCTTGGTGATCCCGCGGGAGAACTCGGCCAGCAGCTGGTCGCGATCCTGCGGGTTCATCCGGGCCAACTTGGCTCGCACCTCGGCACGTCTGCGCTCGTCCTGCTTGGCTTCGTAGTCGCAGCACAGCACGGCCTGCTCCCGCTCGGGATGCTCTTTCGAGCAGCGCCCGCACTGCCAGGAGGTGGTGGCGACGGTGCGCACCACGAAGTGGTCCTGCTCGTACCAGAACTCACAGTTGGCGCAGCGGTAGACCGTGATGATCTTCTCGATCGGAACGTTCTGCCGCCAGTTGTCCAGGACATCGACGGCGTAGTACTCGTCGTCATCGATGGCAGGCAGCGACTCGAAGTGCACCGCGGTGCGCTGGTCCAGGTCTGCAAGCGAGGAGCCCATGGGCTTGCTCCTGCTCTGGCACGCGAGTGTGGTGCCGGGCGGGATCTCGATGGGCACTGAGGTTGGAAGGTTGGCCATCACGGCACGCCTGGGTTCATGAGTCTGGATCGGTTGATGAGCTTCTGCAGGAACCTGCGCAGCAGGTCAGCGACCTCACGCTCGAAGTTGTTCTCCGGCTTCCCGGAGAGGATCCGCATGAGCGAGTGTGCGACGACCTGAGCGGCTTCCTTGGCAAGCGATACGACGAAAACGATGATGGGGCCGCGCACGGCGGGGGTTCCTTCCCTCGGAAACGAATGAAGACAACGGAGCGGGGGCAGCAGGCGAGATGCCCACTGCCCCCGCCGGTTCAGTTGTAGATCACTGCTCGACGAGCACGACCTCGATCTCGTCGCCCTGCCAGGTCAGCTGCAGGTTGTCGGTGAACACCTCGGCCATGGCCTTGCGGAACATGGTGTCTACGGTGACCTCGTTGGCCCGGTCCGCCTTGGAGGTGTGCAGCTCGTGCTGCGGACGCAGCAGCTCTGCTGCTCCCACGAAGTCCTCCGTGGTGAGCATGTAGTCCTTGGACTGGGTCCGGATCAGCGCTGCCGTGGCGGCTTGGTCGAAGGTCTGGCGCACGAAGGCGGGCTCGAAGCCCTCCAGCGCCTTCCAGACCTTGTCGTAGTCCGTGTTGGGGTCCAGCCGGTCCTTGCCGATGACCCTGCGGATGAGCTCCTCGGTGGAGTTGCGGTCCAACGGCCCAATCTCGATCATCCGGTCCACTCGACCGGCTCGAAGCATGCCCTTGGAGAAGTCCGCGGCACGGTTGGAGGTCATCACGATCATGACCTCGTCACCCTTGGAGCCGATGCCGTCGAACAGGTTGGTGATCCTGGTCTGGGCGTTGGCCCCCTCCTTGGAGGCGTAGATGTCGATGTCCTCGATGAACACCACGCAGGGGCTCATCAGCTTGGCCGTGGCGATGGTGGACTCCAGGTCCTCCAGGGTGGACTGGCCCGACTTGAACTGGATGAAGGTCCAGCCGAACTCGTTGGCCACCTGTGCCGTGAGCATGCCGCACTCGGACTTGCCGGTGCCGAACGGACCGTGTAAGAGCACCCGGTTGTTGACCCGGCGGTTGTCACTCTTGAGCAGCTCGGCGTTGGCGATGACGCCCCACACCGTGTTCGTCAGGGCGCGGGTGACGTCCTCGTTGTACACGATGGTGGGGTTGGACTTGACGTTGATGAAGCGGGGCTGGTCGGTGCCCTTGATGGACTTGCCCTTGTAGATCGAGTTGGTCTCCAGCTCGTTCTCGATCAGGTTGAAGAAGCCGTGGATGGCTGCCGCATACTTCTTCGGGCAGTTGACCGTCAGCGAGAAGAGCAGCCCGTACTCCTCGTCCCGCTGGGTGCCCAGCTCCATGTGCCCGTCAAAGAAGGCGATGTCGATGTGGCCCCACGGGATCTGGGCCGTCTCGATCTTGCCGTTCGGGCCCACGCCGACCTCGATCTCGATGGTCTGCGGCGGGATCGGGCCGAACATGGTCTGGATCGGCTTGCCGCGACCCGTGGTGCCGAAGAACTTGTGCAGCACCTTCTGCAGTGCGAAGGCCCCGTCCCAGGGACGGAACTTGAAGGTGTGCGTGAAGTTCTGCTTCTCGGCGTTCGC